AAGTAAATCATTAAGTCGTGCCATCGTAGTCGCCGCGTCTGTAGCATTGGCAACCGCTGCCCCCTGATTACTTACAACTTTAGTTCCATCCACCTGATATTCCCCCGTGCACTGAACAAGTCCGGTATTGGTAGCTCTAAATGTAACATTACCATCATTATCATAACCCCTGAATAAATCTTGCATGAAAGTATCAGCATCTAAAAGACCCTTTGATTCTATCAATCCGGCAGCAGCAATAAATGTCGCAGATTCAATTCTCATATATGTATGAGCAATAACAGCGTATTGAGTTCCATCATCATCGCCTACCCACAATCCTGCACCCGCCCCAGCAACTCCATCATCAATCGTAACCACATTATCATTGTTACTATCATAAAATCTAATCGTATTGTCAGCGTGATTGATTATAACTCTTTGACCAGTACCAGAAGCTGTCTGTACTGTGCGCCCTGTTAATGTTCCTGCATCAATGTTACTGCAAGTGATAAAACCAGTATCTATGTAACCCCCCACAATAAGTGTCGAGCCTTGTACCTTTGCCGTATCTGCTGCTGTATTAGCGCTTGTCTGATCAGCAAGAGCATCCGTACACTTGGCTACCGTTCTCGTAACAAGAAGCTCACCAGTGGTTATCCTCGCCGCATCCATCCCGCCTGTATTAACATTCGTGGCGGATATGTTTGTAACGGAAATAATACTGCAATTAATCGTTCCTGCTGTCAGTTTCGATGCTGTTAATGTGTTGATTTTGGCGTCCGTCACAGCGAGATTGGCGATTTTAGCCTCAGTGACCGCCAAACTACCTATCTTTGCCTCTGTAACGGCAAGGTTGGTGATGAATGCACTCCCGATAACCATATTCGCCGAACTGTTCCATACCATTGTGTGAGTGCCGCTCGTATTGATGCGATCATGAAGCCGGTCGTGCCCAGTGCCGGGTGGGTTGCTGTGGTTGAGTAGGTCGCATCACCTACTGTCCAGTAAACGTAAGCAGCCGCCGTATTCCCTGCTGTGATAGGGTAGGAGGCACCATTGTAGATAATGCTGTGAGAATTCCACGCAACACTTCCCGCTCCCGGGCTGTTATTTGTCCAGGAATCCACAGTCAGAATAATAGTATTAGTAAACATCTTGGTTGCAGTGATGGCAAAATCATCGATGCCGGTTGCAGCAATACCGGTCGTGGTCGCACTCACTCCGGGGGAAGTAGATAGAGGGTGCATTGTGGAGGTTTTCCCGCTACTATTAACAGCTTGTATCCAATAGTAACGAGTGAGAGAGGTTGCACCAAGCTCATCGATGTAACTGGAGCCCGATATGGAATCGAGCAGGCTGGCTTCCGCGAAGTCGAAGTTCGTACTCCGATAGATGTCCATGTGGTGAAAGTCATAATCGACTGGGTTTGTCCAGGAGAGAATTATCGACAGGAGCCCGCCCACCGCGACCAGACCGGAACCGGCGCCTGGAGCAGTAAGTTTGCCCCGGATAGTAATTACCTGCTTCGGACTATCCTCTTCCTTCTGTATTCTCCCGGCACTATCCACTGCCGCTACCATTACATCGTAAGTGTGGCCGGGAAGGAAGTCGTGCAGTATGGTCGCAGTTTTGGAGTTTGTTCTCATTCCCATTTCTCCTGCACCAAACGAGTCCAGTGTTGGTAAGCTGTCGTGGGAGTGTTTCCTACATTGTGATTGGTCTTGCTCACGAACGCATGGGTGAGGTCGCCATCCTGGTGGAGGATAACATCGTCCAAATCATAGTAGGTAGTAGCTGCCCAGACGCCTTTCCAGTTAAGGTAGTCCGGTATGTGCAACCACGAGGGACTCCTGCCTTTCAAGCTCCCGGCAGGCGTAATGCTCCCGTCAAGAGCTACTGTTGTGAGAGTTCCTATGTCGAAAGCGCTGCTGAATGCAAGACTGTCATACGCACCTGACATAAGTTAGTCCCCTAATGCTTTCATATCCGCTCTGAGTGCCTTTATTCCGTCGAGCTGTGCTTGCAAGTCCGCTTCCCGCTTTGCCAGAACCTCGTCGTCCAGCCCAACCTCATCCTCGTTGGTCAATGCCTCACCTGTATCCGGGTCATATTTCTTCGTCTGTAATGCCGGAGCACCATTCACGAGGAGCACTTTCACGTTCCTTGTTTTGTGTTTCTTATCATACGCCTTTGTTGCTGTGTAATTTGCAATATTCATACCTTCCTCCTACCAAGTTACATGCTCTGCCCTTGAGGGTGTGTTCGTTGCGAACCATATATAATGGTATGTTTTTCCTCCATCTGTCCCGATTGCCATGTCGCCAATTGTTCCGGCAGCATTATTGGCAAGAGCATCGGAAACAGTTGCGAGACGGATTCGGTTTCCGCCTACAATGAGGTCGTCATAGAATGAAGCAACCCCGGCGGATGTGATAGTTAATCTTGTATCAACGTCCAGTCTTGGATTAACAGCTATCTTAAAAGCACCACCATCGGAATTGTCTATTCCTATTGCCCATGTTTTAACTCCTGTCAATAGAAATCTCATGAAGGCGTCACCAGTGCTGCCTTGCTCAATAGTAAGCATATCGGTTGTGCGGGTATCACTTTCATAAATGTATAAAGGACGGGTTACGAGCTTAGCGCTAAAGTCTCCAATACCTACATCACCTGCTTGGTAATAAATATCTCCAGGACTGGTTTTATTAACCCAGTTGTAGCATGAGACGAGGAAGTCCCTATCGTCTTGCGCACCTATGAGTCCTGTGATATTATCTGCAAGAAGCAACTGCAATGCTGTCAATGTTCTTATCGTATCAGCCATTATTTACCCCCATTCACTTTTGTTTCCAACTTGTCCAATCTCCTGTCTGTTTCCTTATGCTTCGGGTTGCAGGTATCGCTCCACACCATGTTATTCTTCATATCCTTGACAGTACCCCAGAGTAGACCGATAAGGACGGACTGGGCGACATTCAGGCAAACCAGAGCGAATAGGATTGCCGGTGTTCCGTATTCGACAAACTTTCCCAGATTCATATATTCCATGCTCTAACCTCCGGACGGTATAGTGAGTTCGTAAGTGAATTCAATCCTGTCATTTATCGTTATAGCTACACCGGTAAAGGTGCTCCTGTCCAGCAGCTTCCCGCTCGTGCTCGCATTAAATATTCCATGCTCCGTAATGGTACAATTACCAGCATATTGATGGGTCGCTATTGTCCGGTAGATGTTGGCGGCAGCTCCTTCCACCTGGCTCCCTGTTGTTCTCGCATCCCCGCACGGGAGTTCCAAGGCGGTATCCGTAACTGCGCTCGTTGTAGTTCCTGTACCGGAATCGTGATATTTGTAATCCGACAGGGTAGTATCCGCCGCTTGCAACACATCTACGAGATGCTGGACAAAGACATTGGTTACATACTTGACGCACACTACTCCCCTGTCCTCGATGCTCCCGTCCGCTCTCAGGATTCGTATGGAGAGCCTGCCGCCTGGTCTTGCCTTTCCCTCAAATTTCATACCTTATGCCTCTATGAGAATTGGTTCGTCCGTATTACTATCTTCTGTTGAGATAAATGCGTTTCCATCATGTTCTACTTTATCGTAAAGGCTATAACTACCCGCTGCCCACTCCCCTTGCCAACCCAGATCGGTGCCATCCACATCCCGGAAGCTGACTTCCCATTCGCCCCAATTCACTCCCTCCTCTATATTCCAGCTTGCAACAATGCTGGATTCATACTCGCCGGTAGTCCTATTCCTACTGATAACCTCTACCAGTCTCAGATTGGTAGCTGTATTGAATGTCGTGAAGGGAATGATGCCGAGATTGGGCGCTATCTTCTCCATATTATCATTGCTCAATTCAGACGCTGGGCTATAGTTGCCCGCGGCGAGTTTTGCCGCCGCCTGCACTACTGTATCTGTCGAGTTTAAGTCAGCCTTGTAGACATTCGCATCATACTCAAGACAGATTAGGCGGCGACCGTAACTTCCGGAAAGAGTGATGTCAATTATGCGAAAGAGTTTGCTACTTGCTCCCGCGGTGCCAAATGCCCACGAATCATACTGTACGGGATTAGCCGCTCCCCATACTACTCCGGCGCCGAAATCTATTGTACTCGTGCTGCTCCCACCCGTAACTGTTTTCATTCTCAAACTGCCATCGGAGAGTTGGATGAGGAACTCGTAGGTTGTTCCCAACACAATAGTTACTTCCTTATCCAGCGTCACTATTCCGGTTGTGGAGTCATAACCGACTACCTTACCTCCCTCTCCTGTCATAGAATCATGCTGCACTCGTATCACGTCGCCTACCTGTGCCTGGAGGGATTCTATGTCGGATTCAAATACGACTACCTGGTTGAGGAGTTCATTGCAATTCAGCAGATAGACCGCTTGGGCGAATGCTTGCCGGTACTCCGTAGTTCCCTGTAGTGTGATTTGGAGAGGATTATTTAATTCTTCGCTCGTGTCCCAATCAGAGGTTCGAACGACAAACTGTGTCCGTTCGTAGTTATTATCCTCATCGAAGAACACTACCTCTATGGCGTTCACCTTCTTGCTCTTGTCCGCCCATTGTTGCTTGAATGATTCCAGATTGATGTTTCCCATAGAGAATAGTTGAGCCACATCCGTATCCGTAATCCCTTCTGCTACCACATCCTCTACTGCTTTATCTGCCAATGCGTAGAACTTCGCACCTATGGGGAAAATTATTCCCCTTCCCTCCTGGCAGATTCGGAGAATGGAGTCCCAGGCGGTAGTAAAGGTATCGAACACGATATTGAGTTTGCGACCTAAACCGTAAGGAGCGCCCCAATTTGACTTGTCTAACTGTGATGGTCTACGGGAGAATTCCGCCCAGGTACGAAAGGTTTCATAGTCCAATCTGCTCTTGCTCACTCCACATCCGTATACTGGTTGTATGTTGGTAACAGTATTGGTAATATTAGGGTACGCCGGATGGTCAGGATGACCGTTTGCCAGCATGTCATAGATTGCCCACGCGTGAATATTGGCATCCCCATGAGGTCTGTCAGTCGTTCCATCCGACCATTGGCTTATCCGCTCATTAAAAACAGGAACCTTTGACCGCTCGACCCCGCCAGCCACCTCTATGTCACCTGAGAGTTGACCGGAAGCGAGAATCTTCAAGCCGAGCAATGCTTCTCCAGGGTAAGTAAAACCACGCTGCTCCCCGTCCGCATCTGGTTGAGCATAGGCTACAGTAGCCACATTTACAATGCGTAATTCATCTTGTACGCGCGTATCCGTAGACGGAATGCTTCCTTGAATCCTAATCTCATATCGCTTTCCGGTAGTGAGAAGAGCTTCACCGACTTTAGCTCGATAGACACGGTAAGTGGGATTAGGTGAGCTTATTCCTACTCGGACGGCAGCACCATTAAATACAGGACTATCCGCATCATAATGTTTCATACGATACTGGAAGTTGAGCCAGGTGTCGGTTCCAATTTCCCGATACTGAATATAGATTGTTTTATAACGCTTTTTCACGTTTCCTTCCCCGTCGAGCCGGTAAAGACCCCCAGGGAAATAAAGAGTAACTTCAATATTTTGCGCAACTTCCGATGCCGACTGTACAGTGAACCATTCATCGGTAACTAAAGTGTCTTGTGGTAGATTAGCATAGGTATTCTCGAATCCTACTATTATAGTTTGCTCTGCCAGCCCTGGTCTCGTCTCGTATCGGATATCTTCACTGTTTCCTGTTATAAGGTCATCGATCGGAATACCATCGATCAGAATATCGGTAATGGCGGCGGTTCCATGCCAAACTTCCCACAGTTCTATCGATAGCCACTCCTTATCGCTAATTTTTCTACCTGCTGAGTGTCTGATTTTACAACGATATGTTTTGCCAGGTTCAAATACTGAAACGTCGTCGACTGTAGTGTCTGGGGTTGATACTACATCCCCCAATTCATACACTGAGAAGAAAGCAGACGTTGAGGGTGTCCATGCGCCACGGTAATTGTTTTCACCTATCCCAAATTCATCAATTCTGTGTCCGGTAAATCCATATAGCGCGTTCAAATACTGCTTATTACCTTCAATGGTAATGAAACGATTCTTAATAACCGGCTTTACTCGCGCTTTGCCATACACGATGGGCATGGGAGTATCTTCATTCCCGGTTGCATTTGCAGTATGCTTCCACGAATAGGATGGGCTTGCCTTCTCCTCTTTTGGCGGTTTGTGGGGAAAGAGAGCACTTATGATATAGACACCGGCAAGGGTAGTATAGTATGCCGCTGTGACCGGCAAGAATGCGAACGCGGCTATTCCGAGCGTGGCTTGGGATGCAAATCTCCAATTTTCTCTCTGTTCTCTACCCATACATACCCTCGCTTACCCCCGGGCTGGCACCGTACTTGTGGGAGTTGTTGTTGGCGCGACACTGGGTCAGACTATGATTACAGAGTGTGGTAATGGTTAGAGTTAGGGCATGGTTGCTATTCTCACTCACGGGGTCTCCATTGTTATCCTTGAATCTATAGTCAGTATCGAGATAGAGCCGACCATAACCGGCAACTGTTCCATCCGGGTTTTTAGCCTCTCCATATACTACATGACTTATCAAGTATTTACCGTCATTATACGCACTTCCTGATATAGTTACATACTGCCCTGCATCAAAATGCGCCCAAGCTGTGTGTGACCAGACACGAATGTAGTCATAGGCGGCTGGGGCAGAATAGAGTGCGATTTTGTTATCAACTACTAATCCGTCATAGTTGCCATAATCATCGACAAACTCTCCGTAGCGGCAGAATCCGTCACGGAACTTGTGGCGGCAAATAGTGCTCACATACCGGTCGCGGGGAAACCTCTTGCTCAGGGGAGTGCTCACTCCTATGTTGAAGTTGATAGTATTGGCAGCATCATCCCAGGTTGTGCTAAGGATGGTGAAGTACTGTAAGATATTTGTATCTGTTGCCACTCCCAATTGGGTTACATACGCTCTTCTGACAGTTATTTCTCCACCCGACCAGCCATCGTTTGCCTGAAGAGTGCTTCTCATAGTGAGATTGACATCGTATAGGGATAGGATGACGCGAGGCAGTTCACCCTTAATGCTCTCCTTCACCTGTCCGAGAGCGAAAGCCCATTTGTTATAGGTAGTTGCGCCCAGAACCACGTCCCTGGTGTTGTTTACGAAATGGAGAGTGGTTTCGCCGGAGTAAGCAATATCGATGCAGGTTAGCCAGGAGCCGGGAGCAGCAAGTTTGTTTTTCTGAGTAATGATACCAGTAGGAAGGGTCTTCATGCGTATACCCCATCCGGAAGTTCAACGTCGAAATCCGCATCCCAGCGCGTGTAATTGGTATTCTCCCATGGCGTAAATATAACTGGAGCGGAAAATCTAACTGTAACATTGCCTCTGCCATCCGGACGGCGCCAAGTGAATAACTCTGCGCCAAAATTTACTGTATCATTCTCAAAGTCCAGAATCAGATTCTTATCATGTGTTGTTATAGCGGAGTAGTGGACGTGATATTTGCGTGGAACACTGGTAAATCTTGCCCTTGTCTGCACATAGCCAGCATCCTTGGGTGTGCGAATCGTTGGATCGCTTGCCGCCATATCCCTGTAAGCAGTGACGATGGGATTCGGTATATTAGTACCCGCAACACCACCCGGTCTGCCTGTCATAAAGTTCTCTACTGTAGTAATATAGCTTGCTGCCATCTTATCCCCTTATTGTATCCCGGAAAGCTTGACTTGTTTCTACTTCCTCTGTAATAGTATTAATAATAATATCTCTTCCAATATGTGAGATATCCGCAGATTTATAGGCAATGGGTGCGCCTGTATTGGTATTAAATATTGATACTTTCTGCGCTCCTGTACCTCCCTGGCCAGTTCCAGCACCAAAGTGCGTAATGCCGCCGCCAGCAGTTACTTGTACCGGGTCTTTGTATGAAACAATTCCTTCCCCAAAAAATGCTCGAAACATCTTCTGCGCGGCCATTCTGGATATCGCACTGATGAATGACTGATATACGGCGTTGAAAATATCATTCATAAGTTGCTTGAGTTTGTCACCAAAATTTCCTGTAAGTTGGAGAAATTCATTTGTTGCCGATTCCCACCCACTGACAATATCCCCCATGCTACTCTTGACTACTTCATCCAATGTCTTGAATTCTTCTATTACTGCTTCTACCGCGAATCTCCACGTTGCGGCAAATCCTCCACCAGCACCTTTTGCGCCCGTTGCCAGCTTACCCCCTACAGCAGATGGAACCGCCGGTAGTGTTGGTGTTATTCCCGGCCCTATGATTAATTCTTGCATTTTTGCTATGAAACGGGCGAGTTCCGGGTACACATTCATAAGTATAAGTTCAAGTTGTTTCAAGTCATCTTTTGCCAGTTTCTGCATTTCAATCCTTAGAATCTTTACTTTGTCCGCGGTTGCACCAAAATAATCTGCCACGGGCGCTTCTGCAATTGCTTTCATATTTTCCGCTGTATCTTTGGATATAAGGAGAAATTCCCGCAAGAGATAAATAATCTTCATCCAGCCATCAATGACGCGATTGAATAATCCTTCAGCCGCGTCTAACATATTGACTGTGAGTGCTTCGTCCCACATATTTGTGAAATCAGTCAACCAAGCCGCGAACTTATTGCTAAAATCGTTTACAACGTCTACCATGTTGTCCCAAGTAATACCCCAGGCTGCCCTGAGAGCATAGAAGCCGCCAACTGCAACGAGGAGTGGAATTCCAAGACCGGTAAATGCAGCTCCGAGTAGAAGTATGGATTTCACCATAGTGGGAAGCAGAATCATCAATGGACCAACGACGAGAGCGAGACCTCCAACTACTGCTGTAGTTTTCATAATTGTCTTAACAAGTTCCTTATTAGCGTTTACCCAATCGTCGAGAGTCTTAATGAAAGCTATTGCTTCGACCGCGAATATACGAAGATTGGGAATAAGTGTTTCCCCGACGCTTCTTGCTAATCTTTGTGTCCAACGCCAGATCTGTCCGATTTGATGCAGGAAAGCTGCCATCTGTTTCCTTACAACAATATCAAGTGTTCCCCCTGCATTCTGTATTTCTTCGGCATACTTTCTAATACCTTCTGCTCCAGCTTGGAAAAGCTTAATTTGACCTGCAATGGCACGACGCCCAAAAAGAACCTCGAATATGATATTCTTATATTCGCTGGATACATATTTCATCCTGTTGGCGAGCTCTTCCATAATCTGAATGAATGGTTTCATCTCGCCTTCCGCGTCGTAGATACTGATTGTCAGGCTTCTCAGGAGTTCTCTCATCTCGCTTGTGGGGCTCATAAGGTTCGTGAAAGAACGGCGGAGAGCAACACCTGCGTAGGAGCCCTTAATACCCGCATTTGCCATTATACCAAGCATGGCCGCAACCTCGGCAATAGTATTATTTGCGAGTTCACCCGTCGATGATATATAGGACATGGACTTATCCAAATCGGAAAATACTTGATTTGATGTGATAATAGTCTTAACAAGCATATTGGCAACGTGCTCACTCTCTTTGAATGTAACACTAAAGCCTCGCATGATATCGACCAAACCCTCTGCCGCCATTCCAGTATCGACGGTCATTGCTCGTGCCATCTTCACGACTGAAGCAAAAGATTGCATCTGTTCGGTTGCGGAGAGACCGGCGGAACCGAGATAGTAGAAACCTTTTGCCGTTTCCGTCGCCGCTTTATTCAAAGAGACAGACATATCCTCTGCCATCTTGCTCATCTCGGCAAATTGCTCCGTTGTCACATCGGAGACAGCGAGAGCTTCACGGATAGCTTTGTCGAAGGTGCCGAATTCGCGGACAGTTATGGCAGCAAAACCAGTAAGGGCTGCTCCGAGCGCAGTTATACTTCTGCCAAGTGCAATTATATCAGCTTTGACGAGTTTGTGGCCTTTTTTCCACCCAGTCGTATCGGCTAAGAACCTTACAACTATTGCGCCCAGATTCCACGCCATAGTGTTATCTCCTTAATCCTCTTAGAAGGGATAATGCTTTAGCAACCAGAGTTTCATCCCCCTGTGTAGCAGCTTTACTCTCGTATAGTTCCAAACCTGCGATAAATTTGCTGAAACCGGCCTTGTCACTGAATCCAGCAGCAACAGCCTGAGCCATACGTGCCATTTGCTGACGATGAATGGCGTCTGCTTCATGGAGGAGAAATGCCTTATATCTCATATCCATGTTTAGCAATTCATCTTGAGTAAAACGGCCTTGGAAAGTGGAACATATTATGCTTTCTGCTTCACACTTCCCTTTGGCACGTTTTTTGAGTCGAGCTCCTTAATCTGTTCTTTCGTAACCTCCGTAATATGACGCATAGCAAGTGTGAGTTTGCGGGTATCGGTGTGCTTAAAGTCGTCCTTCTTTGCGCCCACAAGAGCAGCAAAAGCTTCCCTCATGGCGCGAGGGTTGGCTCCGCTACCGATAATGGATTCCAGAACCTCACTCTCGATTTTGCTAACGATATAATCTTTCCCGTCAATGGTGAATTCGATGGGAGTAAAGATTCTCGCTGCTTCTTCGTCAATGTTCTTTCTTGCCATGATTCACCCCTTGTTTAAGTTGCCGAACGATATACGATACCGGTAGTTGCATCCGGGAAACACTTGAATATGGTATTGAACACGCGCTGACCTTCGCCATCATATACGACTTCCATGTCCACGTTCGGGTATGCGTGGTCTGCATACCACCAATGCCCGTTGTTTGGGTCAGGAACACCGTCGACGATTGGTTTGAGGATGAGTGTATGAGAATTGTCATACTCACTCCTGCCGACTTCTACGCTGGGAATAGCTTTAAAGCCGCTACCTGATGTGGACGCGCCCGGAATGACGATTGCAAGGTTCGCAAGTGATATTCGTGTGAAGGGCACTATAACCTCGGTGGGTCCATATCCAGTGATGATGGTATCTACAGGTGTTGTTCCGTGACTTGATTCGCCCACGTCTGAACTCGTGGAGGATGTGCGCCATGACACGCTTTCAAAATAGGGGCCGAGTAAAGCAGGTGTCGCTCCATACCAAACCTCGCATGGGCCCTTGTCTCTTAATGGTCCCATTACCATTGCATTCATTAGGGTATCTCCTCTGTGTTACAGTATAAGTAAAGCACCACCTCTGGCCGGTGTTTGTCGTCCGGTCCAATGGATGCCGGTTCTGTTGCTTCGATGTTGACAAGATATTTGGTTCCACTACCTATCTGGAGCTCGATTTGGAAATCTCCATGAAGAGCAGTGTGGATTGACTCTGCTACATCCCGTGCGGAGAAGTAATCATTGATTGCTCCCCGGCACACAATGCGAAATGTTTTCTTTACCTGTTTGCCAATAATCACGTCCGTTGAAGAGTTTCTCCCATAGACGTTCTCTGTTGGGTCAGGAATAGGCTCCTCCACGACTGTCGAAATAACAGGCAGGTCTGGACGGCGACCCATGAATAGATTCCGGCTTGTTCCCGACGTGGAGAGCGAGGCGACCTGTGCCCCGATGTATTTTGTGATTTCCTTAATCATACTCGTACCTTTTTCATTTCATCAACAACTATTTTTCCATACTTGTTTCTAAATTGGACAAGCTTCTTTAACACGTAGAACCTTCCTGCACTTGGTTCGGATTTGTTCTCAAACTTCTCGTGCTGGATAGTTGCATAGGGAGCATTCACTACCAGAAGAGCTTCCTCACCCTTTCTATATTTCGGTTCCGTATTCTTTCTCTGTTGGAAAAGTGGAATACCATACCTGGATGCTGCAACCAGAACTTTGTTCACGAATACGGTTATGCTGCCTCGAAGGGCTGATGTGAGAATAGGCGCCGTGGGAATTTCCGACACGATGTCCTTCATAAGCTCTGTCCACGCGAGCCCAAGACCTTTTCTCAATCCGATGATTGCAGACTTTAGCATGAACTTGTCGAGTTTGGGCTCAAAGTCGCTCGTATCGAGTTCTACGGACATACCGCGGTGAAAGCCCTTCTGGTCGAAGTTTCCATAGTGGAATTTTTTAAGCAACATACACCTCCAGGAAGCGGGTGGAGAAATCCGCCTGTTTACCAATGCTGATAATGGCGTGGTCGATACCATCGAAGGTTACTACATCCTCGTAGGCGATGGTGTTCCGGATTCTCGTACTGAAAGCACTCCTCACTATTGTTCTCACCTGCATAGCCACTTTTGCCATACTGATAACGGTTTCTCCCGCAAGGTTAGTTACTTGCCGATTCTTGTAGTCGATTCGTGCCTTGACAGTGAGCTCCGTCCTTGTACCCGGAGTTCCGTACTCATCCTCTCCCTTATACTGTTTCAGCGTGATGCTCTCTGTAAGATATGCACCTATCATAATCACCCTTTGTATCCTGCTGCATGAGCTGCTTGACCTTGTTTGCCCGCTTTCGACCTTGCTTCTCTCCTGCCTGCTATATCACCAAGAGTATAGGTGTAGCACTTTCCACTACTTCCCCACTTAAAGCCTGGCTTGCCCCCAGAACTGCAACGTATTACTGGCATGGTTCTCCTTAGTCCGGTTCGTGGCAATGTGTTCGTAGATGTATTTCCAATGTTGCATTCGCCGTCTCACACATCATACGATAATAGAGATATTCTCCTGATGGTATATGGGCTGCCCTTACAGTAGCCCTATTGGTCGCTCCTACTTTGGTGTTTCCCGCTATGAGACGCATACGGGTAATCATGGTACGTGCATCCCCGTAGGCAAGTTCGAGATAATAAATTTTGTCCTTAATTGAGGCATCCTCCAAAACTATTGCTGAAATATGCCTGTCCCATGTGAGATGCCCTGTAAAAATCTCGCTAAAATGTACCCCATTATTATCTTCTACTCTCGACCACAAGCCGAATGTGTTGGCAACTTCACCGGCTGCCAGAGTCAAGGGTACACCGGAATTGGTAGGAAATATCCTTGTATTGTGGTGGAACTCCCGTTCAATTTCCTTGTCTACATCGCTGATACTTGTTTCACTGTTATCAACAGCGGTAGCGGTATTTGTGACGGTACTATAGGTATTGTCGATATTAGTAACAGTATCCTGTGTCAGAACCACGCTTGCACCTAAATCTATCATAACGTTCCCCTTATGACGCCACTGCAAAAAACGCTTGTATTGACGCTACCGCTACCGCAGAGCCGGATATGAGAGTTGCATCCACGAATATCCGAACGTAGCCGGGACACGCACCCGGAAATCTGATTAGTGTTGTCCTGTTCGTAATAATGGTAGTAATTACATTGGTTGCACTGAGGTTATCATAACCGGTATCGTCCAGACTACCCTCCACTGTTACTGCTATTGAATCCCCCTCCAATAGACCAGTAGTATCTACCTGCAACCACATATCTCTACAGAAAGCGGTGAACATTACCTCCGTATACCCTGTTGCGAGCAGAGGCACTGTGATGGGCTTGACACCTGTTCCATCTTCCGTACCTATTGGCATTTCCTGGTACTGCCTGCCACCATATACCTGACCTACATTAATCATTTTGCTTCCTCCTTAGTCGTCTCTGTCTAAGTTAGTTACCGCATCATGGCTCGTGAGTTGCTCCTCATCCCGCTCTATGTCGAAAATGCGAATGGGTTTCTGGTCGAGGTATGCATCTGCCATGTCTGCTACCACTGGCGGGATAGGGATACCAGCGACTGATAGATACTTTTCCTTAACTATGCCCGCTTCACTCACTCCCTGGGCTTGGATTCCCATGCGCAAATCAATATCCGGCTGGTGCTGGAGAAGGAAGAGCGCCATCTCGCATTGCAAGTCTTTCATTCCCTGCACTATAGTAGTTGGGAAGGAAAACTTTGGAGTGCCCTTCAACCACTTGTACGCAGTTATGAGAGAGGGAACATTATCATCCCCGCCATCAGTCCAGTAGCTTCTCGCTCCTACCCGTTCGGACATATAGGCATCTGCTTCCGCCTCGGTAACCCAACTGTTAGTGCCTACTGTAATTGCCATCCCTGCCTCCTACCTGTTATATGCGCGAATGCGGTTAAAATCGAATTCGAGAATTGCTCCCGTACTCAGTGTTGCGAGTATTCTCAGGTGGTACTTTCCCACGCCGCTCGTTGCCGGATACTTTAGATTTACGGTAGCAACATTGGCGCTAACGCTCGAACTCGCTACTATTTCGCTCGTTACTACTGCGCCTGCTTGAGTATGTGCAGTTACCACAATGGAGGAAACAGTGGCTCCATACGGTATTGCCCCATCGTTAGCTGTAGCTGACGTACAGGGAGTGAGGGCAAACGCGTATGGGACAGTTGCATCACCCGGTTGGAGAATAATGTTTTCCGTACCTTTAAAGTCTGGCATATTACCCCCTACTCAGGAATATCGAAGTTCAATGTTGTCGGCTCGAACGTAACAGTGTTGCCATTGGCTACTGTATTTACGCCGAAATTCTCAGCGCAGTAGAGCTTAGTACTGACTGCGCCCCTGATGCCCCAACCGTAAATAGTAAGCGCCCCTGTTATTGTCCAAACTATCCCCGTACCGGAGTTATAAATACTTGCGACTGGATCAGCGGCTGTAGCTGCCGTCCATGTAGCTTTGGTCAGAGTAACCTTTTCTCCACCGTTGGTCGTGATTGCTGTCAAATCGGCATTGACAGAAGCATCCGTGACTGTAGCATCGTTTGAGAAAAGGAATATTTCCTTATCCTCTGGGGTAGCATTGTCTAACAGAAGCGCATCCGCAGCTTCCTGCAACCCCTCTATACACCATTGTGGTCCGCTAATGGCCATGATTAGTCTCCTCGATTGTAGGTTATTCTGAAGTTTTTGTTTCTCCCAATATGCCTATATTCTTTGTTCTCAGAAGTAAGATAAAATAATCTGTCTTTCGCATTATAGGTCAGTACAGGGCTATCCAATCCTGTGATTGCCATGACTACTTCCGCGTTCATGTTCAGGATTGCAGAAAGCGGGAAGGTTAAGCCCTTGCCTATGCTGGATTCCATCTCCAGAGTTACACTAACTGATTTCTTTAGTCCTAATTGGGACAGAGTTATTGCGGTTTCAACCTCTACCAATGCTGAGAGAGGAAAGGTCAGTTTTCTTATTGTGCTTGTTTCCATCTCCAAAACTGCGGATAATGGCATCTTATGTCCCCTGCCTATGACCGATTCAAACTCAATAGTGGTGGCTAAAGGCAATTTCAGATGCCTTGTCAGGGCAATTTCCATCTCTAACGTGGCGGATAATGGGAGTTTTAACTTCCGTGTCATACTTGCTTCCATTTCCAGAGTTGAAGACATGGGATATTTTGTCTTTCTTGTCAAGGTAGCTTCCACTTCCAGTGTTACGGCTAAAGTTTTGGAAACATTAGGAAACCCGGATGCTCTCTGGATAGCACCAATATCCCTGCCGCCGCGTTGCTCTGCCCCAATATCTCTGTTTGTAGTTGCCATTTACCAAATCCCCGCATCAATACCGGCGACAAGACAGGGTGAAGTAGCCTGTAACCCAAAGTCTTCACTACCATCAACTTCACTCACAAATTCCGGGTCAGCCAATACATGCCCTGTTCCCGGAGATGTGCCGCCATTTATGTCGATTACTCCACCCGTGTTATTGTGATAGCAATTATTCTTTATGTTGTAAAAAGCATTTATGGAACCGGTATTGGTATTAATTGCAAATCCGCCATTCGAGCGAAAGATACTATTATCTATTTCTATTGCGCCTCTACTCGCATGGAAAGCTAATCCATCTCCTGTATTACCGAAAAACACACTTCCTCTGACGATTGGTCCAATATACCCGGCACCCCCAAGCTCATAATTTGCTCCATCACCACCATTATCATAGATAAGCGTATCAATTAATTCAGGTCTGGCGTGATAAGTGCCTACGGAAGCACCGTCGTGTATTCCATGCGAACTATTATCATGTACACTGCATCGAATTAACTTAAACCTGCCTCTCGCAGCAGAATTGACAGCTAAACCACAACCACCAGTGCTTCCATTTATTTCACATTTAACAAATATAATCCTGCCTGCCGTACTGGTCATATAAAAGCCATGGGATGTAGAAGAATCAATTTGACAGTTTTCCAGTTTGAGAAGAGCAGCTTGGTCACAGAAAATGTTGTATTGAGTTGCCGCAGTAATTCTTAAATTCTCTAACCACGTATACATGACAATACCAATGTCGAGCAGATCATCACCACCACCAAGACCGGAGCCGGAAATAGTGGCAACCGTTCCATCATCTGAGCCGTCTGCATTTGCTCCTCTGATTATATTCGGTGTAAGCAATGCGCTGGCGTTTACATCAAAGTCAATGGTAGCTGCCGGAGTATATACACCGGTATTCATTACAAGCCCTAAATCGGGAGCCGTTCCATCCACGGCGTCTGCCAACTCTTGGAGTGTGAATGGGTCTACAATGCTTCCTACTCCACCACCACCAGCATTGTGAGATGAATAATAAGTTGCCACTTCTTACCTCATTGGATTAACAGCAGGTTTGAGAGCGGTATTGAGTTTTGCGTTTCCGCCCGCTTCGTAATCGGTAACAAACTCCTGTAACCGTGTAATTACATTGACTGCATCTGCCCCTGTAATGACTGTCCGACCATCTTTATCACTATTATCGGCAATCGTACCTATCGTATTCGGAATGAGCTTCACGCCCCCGATAGCGTGCCATTCAGCAACAACCATCACTGCCAGATTATAGAGCTGTGCCAGTGCATCCGCCGCCGGACGGATTTTCTCATTACTAAACTTTACTGCCTGTGGTGTTTCAATAGCTGCCATGGTGTTCTCCTTATGTATAGTTATGCAGTTCTTCGTATCTGATTTTCTTTATATTTTCCAAATAACTATTTGGCGAACAATTCAATAGCCTGGTGCCGGAGCCGTTCATTTTTTTCAATACCGCGGGGAAGTGCGCATTGAACCTTATTGTATCCCTTACTATTCCCACACCTCTGCCATCATTATACTTTTCAGGATTGTAGTAGGATTCTACTATGGCATCCCTATTGCCTTGCACACAACCGTCTGCGCCGAAAAGTATTATTGTTTTCGCTCCTTCTTCTGCCAGTATGGGAAGGAGGAACAAAACGGAGTTCAGATTACGCGGCGGAGTTATATCCAGCCAAATCTTCTCTCTGAAACGTTCAAGAAAACGTACTCCCCGCTGCTCGTTGTAGAGTCGCAACGCCGGTGGGTGTGTGAGTAGCATGTTTCTTTCTTTTCTCATAAGGAACTCATTAACTGCCGGCATTCTCTCCTGGATGTTTTGTGGAGATGACGCCCAAAGTAGTGAGATTCTCTCACCTATTTTTGACAAGATACGCTCTTCCATTATAGTAAAGTAGTTCACGCTCGCGTAACATATTCGCTTTCCCTTAAACTGTAATATATACTGCTCCAATTGCTTGATTGATTTCCCGTGAAGGAGAACAAATACCGGACGGTTATCAATAATGTCAGTTACCCTGCCCATAGGTTTTACCAATTCTGTTACATTATCTTTCTCATACATTGTCTGCATCTGAGAATAATTTACGTTTAAGTGTTATTTTTGTCATGTTCTCTATCTCTGTTCTGGTACTTTCCCCAAACTTTCTCTCTATCATGGATAAGTAATCCGGGTTTGTGTGATATTCCTGCCATGACTTGTCCCGGAAAGCGAGTACTTGTGCTGCTGTCAGATTATGAGTTGGCAATGGTTGAAAATCATAAGCGTATTGAGAGTAGGCGGAATAGGAGGAAGGGAGTTCCCATCCTTGTTCCTTAGCATAGACCTCCATACCTGTACTTGGATAGCCCACCATGCAATAGAAGTTGGAATATTCACAATTGAGTTCGACCGCCAAGTCCATAGTTTGCTTCATAGTATCCATATCGTCTGCAGGAAAACCAAACATGAAGTTGCCAAGGACAGCAATTCCATTGTCCTTAAATGCTTTGACGATACTTTTGATATAGCCATTGTCCAGATTACCCTTTCCCGTTTTCTGCCGAATTCCAGCGTTGCCGGATTCAATGCCCAAACATATCCAATTAATTCCTGCTTCCTTTAGCCTTCTCATAATTCCAATGTTGACTGAATCCAGTCGACTATAGCCCCAAATATTGAGGTCGGAGTACTCTCTTGCAATGGAGAGGAATTCAAGAGTGTTCCTTATGTTGAGCAGGAATATCTCATCCATCATCTTGATGTTTCTTACGCCCCTCATGTAGAGTGTATCCAATTCGGACTGAATGAGCTCCTTGCTCCGGCGCTCATACTTGCAGCTATAATATTCCCTTATGTTGCAAAAGGAGCAATTGTAGGGGCAGGAGACGGATGTTGCCAGAGTACCATAAGGATTCCTGCTTTCCCTTCCCCAACCATGCCAGTTATGGCAATAGTAATCATCGAGGTTGAAGTAGTCCCATGCAGGGGAGTAAGGAGATGGATTAAAGTCAAGCTTCATTACTACCTCGATAGGAATCTCCAGAGGCGAGAGTAACTCCGTGGCTGATTCCACACCTGCCTGCTCATGGATGAACGCGTGAGGGTGGACACCGGACGGCATTATCTCTATCCTGTCACGGGTAGCGAACCGCTCAGGTTTTAGCTCACTGATAGCACAATCGTGAACTATAACAGTATCTCCCTGGGAGCGGAGATAGGACGCTCGAACAGCCAACCAGTGAGGAGGCATGACAGCAGACAAAGGCGCGAGACCCTGGTAGTTTTTCCGCTTACTGCTGGGATTTACAAGACCGATTTTAGCCACTTGACGAGCCTTTCCTTATCGAGACCATAATGTTTTTGGATGTTTTCTCGACCACCATAGACGTATTCATAGCCGTTTTCCATTTCAAGCCCCGCAGAGACAACGCCCATATCTGTGGAAAGCAATTCTGTTATCTCACCAAATAACGCGCCTTTTACATTGTTTTCCTCCAAGATAAGGAACTCTGCATCTCTATGAGGGGCAATTGCCGACATTGGTATAGGGAATCTGAATATCTCTATAACCCCAATATCAACTTCTTCCGCGACCCCGAGAGCGCGATGTATCATGTTTCCAGTTGCAATTATATACTTCTTATTGTGCTCCCTATGTACAAGATACCCGTCACTAAATACCTCATCCATATTGGGAGCGTTACCAATAATGGGCAGGGGATTATAATGGATTTCTGGTAGCTCTTCCCTGTCGAGCCGCACATAGTTCAATCCCTTCCCTACTTGACGGGCACAGTATGCTGCCATGGAATCGGAAGAGGGATTCCAGACAGTTACGTGAGGGAGAATGCGCATGATTGCCAAATCCTCAAGAGCATGATGAGTGGGACCGGAATCACTATAGCCGAATCCGGCGCCGACTCCGGCGATTGTGATAGGTATGTTCATAAGAGATGCCAGTACCTTGATTTGCTCGTAGCAGCGAAGGGAGGTAAAAGGTTGGATTGCGTAGAAGATGGGTTTCATTCCCTCCAGGGCAAGACCGCAGGAGACTTGGATACCTGCTTGCTCGGCGATGCCGACGTTGAGGTAGCGATGCGGCCATTGGCGACGGAAATAATCGAGACCAGGCGCACTCATATCCGCAGTGATTATCATTATACTACTATCTTGTTTTGCCATTTCCGTAACTTGCTTGAAGAAGGCATCTCTCATACTCATTTTACCCATCCTCCTAATTCCTTCATGGCTTTATCAAACTGCTCTCCTGATGGTGTTCTCGCGTGCCAGAGAGGAGCATTTTCCATAAACTCGATTCCATTACCCTTTACCGTATCGCAGATAAACATTGTTGGTTGTCTATTCATTCTCCGTCTCATATTGCCAAAGTTGAGTAATAATTCCCCAATATTGTGACCATTCATCCGAACAACATTCCAGCCAAATGCTTCCCACTTCTTGCTCAACGGTTCCAGAGAACACATATCCTCGGTGAAATCCGTTGCACCAAGGGAATTCCTGTCAATAATGGCAACCAAGTTATTGAGATAATTGTGCGATGCAACTGTTGCCGCTTCCCATACACTGCCTTCATAGCATTCAGCATCACCCATCAGGCACCACACGAGGGGGAGTTCTCTCTTTAATTTGAGCCCAAGAGCAATACCTGATGCCACGCCAAGCCCGTGTCCAAGACTACCTGTTGAGAGTTCGACTCCGGGAACGGTATTTTGCAAATGCACGGCAAAGTGAGCATCAGGAGCGTTAAACTCTCCACACCAGCTTTCCGGGAAGAATCCAAGGTCGGCGAGGAGGCAATATAGGATTGGACTTGCTTGCCCTTTGCTGAGGATGAACCTGTCCCTCTTTCTCCACTCTGGCTCTTTTGGTCTAACATTTAATATGCCTCCGTAATATAATGTTACCAGTATTTCCGCGATTGAGAAGGAACTATTTATGTGACCAGTACCTGCTTTGCTACACATGGCGAGAGTGGCGCGCTTCAACTTCAATACAATTTCCTGGATTTTATTCACTGAGGTGGTATTTCTTGACATTCTCCACTCCTTCTCCAAAATGCCTGTTCACTTCATTGCACAACACTATCCTGCGCGTATTGATTTTCCTTATCTCGATTGCTCTCCTTCCAACCTCCATTACGTCACCATCCAAATGCCTTTGTCTGATTGCGCTTTCCAAATCCCAAATCTGAGAGTTCACGTTTAACAATCTTTTGAAAGTATTCTCAATATAGGCATCCTCATCCTTATACTTATTGAGCAGCTCCAGATAGCCCTCTTTGAACAATTCAAACTCTTTGTGTGCGCCTGGAGAACTAATCCTTTCCATTTTCAGAGTCGCTATGGAAAACCTGTCGAGTATGTCTCCAGCGTCACGAATCATCCTCTGTCTCCATATCGATTACAAATTCCTTGTCAGGTTTCAATGGTTCCCTTTCTCCGAGATTGTGGTAGATTTTGGCATTTACATCCTCTGTGAATGTCATCTCTGTAGTTGTAGGTGGATTAAGATGTCCTTCCCCAGAGTGAATATATTTAGTATCATGTAGTATCATACAGTGCTTGTGGTTCTTTATTATCAACCTTATAACCATTATGCAAACCCCCAACACATAGGGTCATCCTTATTGATAAATAGTCGCTCACATTGTTCACAATAGGGTCCGAGAGTACAGCGAGTTTTACATTTACTACTTGTATCGCCCTGAATCAGATTCAGATGGCGCGCTTTTCCCCAAAATCTGAGAATGTTGATCGGTTCCGGATAATGAGTTCCCAGCACCAGGTCTTCATTATGCCTCTGGTCGATGCAATAGTAGACATTGCCGTCTGCGCAAAGCTGAATAATGAGACCGGAAGCGTAACAGTGGGAGAAACGCTTACTTGTGCCATGGAAGTCCTCATCGAACTTGTGCACGGGAGTATAGACGTGGAAGTCGGAATTGGAAAAGCTATGACACGCCTCCAACTGGGTACGGATAGAGGTCATGTCGAATTCGCCAAATACTCCCCGGAGCTCTCCCATACCCTGATGGTTATAATCCATGGGACGTGCTTGGAAATCCCTCACGCCTAAATCCCTCGCTATCGAGCAAGCCTCGTATATTTCGTGCTGATTAATGGGCGAGATAAGGAACTTGTAATTAATATCACAAGATTTATCCTTCTCATTCAGCTTAACCAGTTTCTTAATGTTATCCAGCACCTTGCCGAATAGGTTGGTTCCCTTCAATTCCTCGTATGTGCCGCCGGAAGCTGCATCCACGCTGATTCCAATCCAGCGACAAGTCTCTATTATTGCATCAGCAAGTTTGTCAGACATAATGGTACCGTTTGTAGAGAGAGAACTCTCCATTCCTTTTGCTTTGGAATAGAGGAGTGCGGATGATAGTCCTGGGTGCATTGTGGGTTCGCCGCCGCCGCCAAAACAGTTAGCTTTTACTCCCCACTCAGAGAGGAAATCTATCAGGTTGAAGAGATGCTCATCCGTCATCTTTTGTGGATTCTCCCGCCTATACCGGACTGCATTACAATGCTTGCAATCAAGATTACAGGCATGGATCGGATCAATGGACGCCTCTATGGGGGGAAAAATTTTCCCCTCTGCTATCCCTTTGTACCAATCTGCATAGAGAAGACCTTTCCAACTATTGAAACTATTAAACTTATCCCATTCTGCCCATTCTATCATGCTTTTTTCTCCTTTATTCTCTTTCCCGTCACATCAAGTGGAATGTTAGTCCAGTTTTCAGTTTTCATCCCCTTCAGTATTAAATCTATAATAGCAAACCCTTCATCACTTACTTCACATGACACTCCACAGCGTTTACTTTCCAAATCTACAAGAGCTGTAATAATTACTTGCTTTGTCATTATTTGACCCTTTCTGCTATCCAGTAAAGTTAATGAACTTAGTGAACTGTTTCCACTTGAGGTCACCATGAATCAGTATATCGAAGTCTCTTGGGTGGAACTTACCCAGTCTCTCCATTTCCCTATGGAATGCTCTTACAGATAGATTCATTCTACTACCTTCCTGAGTTTTTTCATTATTGGTATCTCGCTCTCATATACTTTCTTGACCCCATCTCCCATGGCGGATTCTACTATGCGAATATCACGCACAAGCCGGCGCAAACCTTCCGGTTCGAGGGAAGCGGCTTGGTCACTACCCCACATAGATCGGTCGAGTGTTATGTGACGCTCGACAAAGGCTGCACCCAGAGCAACTGCTGCAAGAGTAGTCTGGAGTCCCCGCTCGTGACCGGAATAACCGATTGGACATTCAAAATGACCATGTAACATCTGTATCATGCGAAGATTTAATTCCTCATTTCTTGCCGGATATGTACTTGTACAATGGGCAACAAGAAGACGCTCATTATTATAACTGCTCTCCAATGGGGTATATGCTGCATGACCTATTTCATCCCATGTTGACATTCCAGTGGAGAGAATTACTGGTTTGTTCTTAGAACTCACATACTTCAACAGCTTGTCATTAGTCAAACACGCTGACGGAATCTTGTAACAGGGAGCATTAAATGCTTGCATGAAATCCACTGCTTGCTCGTCCCAGCAGGAGGCGAACCAGGTAATGTGATTGCTTGCACAGTAATCGCCAATCTCTTCATAATCATCTGTATCGAACTCGACCTGGTTTCGATAATCCATGTAGGATATGCGACCCCAGGGAGTGTCCCGCATCACATCCCTTTGCTCGGCAGGAACACAGAGTTCAGGAGTACGCTTTTGGAACTTGACAGCATTGCAGCCAGCAGAGACAGCTACGTCTATGAGCTGTTTGGCAATCTCAAGGTTACCATTATGATTAATACCAATTTCAGCTATGATATACGTCGGGTATCCGTTCCCGACCGCTGTGTTCCCGATTTTTACCATTTTCTCTTTCCTTGAGCAACGCTTCTGCAATAACAAGGTCATCTGCTTCATCTATCTCTATGTGTGGATGGTTTCCACAATTATAAACTGCTACCTTACCGAAGAAGCGGTGTTGGGATTTCAAAAACCCTTCCCTTCGCATAACATAGACTCCGCCTGTTTCCACAAATTGTGTGCTTCTTTCCTGTCGCCGGAACCGTACTCTTTTGTCGTGATTAAGACCATTACCATGATTATCCCAGAGAAAGTAGTGGAAGGGGACAACGGACAGGGCGGAATCAGCATCCTCCTCAACAAGAGTTTGTATTGTCCTATCAATGTCGTCACTAACAGTTAAGGGAGACGTGCACTGCAAGAACACAATCAAATCCGGTTCATAATCCTCCACGCTCTTCAGATGAGCGAGAACATGAAGGAGAACGGATTCAGCCGATGCCAGGTCGCCACTAAGCTCATCCGGACGTACTACCACTTCAGCCCCATATTGGATTGAGTGCCATTCAATTTCGCTATCATCTGTTGATACTATTACTCTATCTACCAAACCGGAATCGAGAGCCGCTTCAATCATCCATGCGACAAGGGGCTTACCGCATAACATGCGAATATTCTTGCGCGGGATACCTTTGCTTCCACCACGAGCTGGTATTATTGCGATTATTTTCATACTTTTACCCACCAAATGTTAGCTTTTGTGTAAGTCTTCTCCTTACCCTCGAATGCTTCACCGACCGCTTTTATGACACCCGGATGAGATTTGTTATAATCATGCCCGCACAGTACTCCACCTTTTTTCACTTTTTGCAACCACAATTTAATATCCTGCCCTACAAACTCGTATTCGTGATCCCCGTCAATAAAGAATACATCAAAGGTTCTATTTCCTACTATCTTCGAGGCAGTTTCTGAATCCATTCGTAGAATGCTGACATTTTTAATCCCAGCCCACTTAATGTTTTCCATAAAGGTGTTGAAAATATCATTCTTGCCCGCTAATTCCGCTAAGTGCTTATTAACACCGGTCGACCCCTTGAACCAATCAATAGCGATGAGGGAACCGCCATATTTCGTTATCTCTCTCGCAGTAGCGATTGTTGAACTCCCTATCCAACAGCCCAACTCACCTACAAGCGGATTCTTAATACCGGTAAGGATATCCCTATAGATAGTTGCCAAAGCTCTACTATCGTGTGGCGAGAACTGACCACAATCGTTCGGTATAGTAATATGCACGTCCGGGCGGATTATCGCCCCTGATTCACTTCCCGGTAACAAGATTAAAATCCCTCCCCCAGAGTAATTTCCGGCGTCTGCGTTCTGCATTGAGCTCAACATCATGTTGTTTATTCCGCCTAATCCAGCGATTAGTCCCGTCTGTTTCCGCACCGGAACCGGGTGTATGATGCAAGAGAAAAGCGGATTCGCAGAAGTGGAATTTGCCTATGCCGTCTGCAAATTTTCCAAGTTCATAATCTATGTAAAATACAAGGTATTCCGGGCAGAATACGTTGCGAAATGCAAATCTGTCAGCAAACTTCATACCAATTGCGCCAAAAGCTGCCGGGACTGTGACAAGGGCTGGAAGATTGGCTTGGCGAATACCAACAACGCCGTCAAAGTCAGGGAATTTGGCTCTGAATGCTCCTTTCACTTGTCTAATACACTCTACATCCACTTCTGTATCGTCACAGAGGTACATAAACACATCGGCTTTGGTTTCTTGGAGTCGCGCATTCCAGAATAGAGGTGGAATGAACTCCACAGTGAGGATTCTGAAATGCAACCAGTAATAATCAATCCAGTTGTATTTTATTCTAAACTCTTCCAATTCCTTGCCTGAATCAAACCATACATAGACATGCACGCCCTCTTCCATGGCACGCTGTATAGAATTAAGACAATCATTGAGCACTTTGGGTCGTTGTCGCGTTGGAATGTGAATATCAATTTTCATCGCCCAACTTCTCCTTTCAACCTTCTTGCTGCCTGGTGATGCTCAATAACCGGGTCTCCCAAGTATGCCATTGTATCCCAAATCTGGCAATAGGCGGGAGGAAGTTCCAGTATCGAGAGCAATCCAGTCCATTTTTGTAGCCTCTGTACCTCGTTCTTGCCATAGCCGAGAAGATTTTGTAGATTTGTTTGTTCCATAGGATGAGTGTTATAATTTTTCTTATTCAATTCAATCCAGGCGTCTATGAAGGCCTTACTTCTGGCATTGTTTGCAATATACAAAGTTCCACTAAGAACCTCTGTCCCTTTAACATAATGTTCATGTTCAAGCCTATACTTGTAATGTTTTATGTTCTCGGAAAAATTAGCAATGAATACGCCAAAATCCTCTTTCACATTATCGAATAGTTCAGGATACTGCATCATTACGGCATCGGCGTCCACCCAGAGCAGGTTTCTACCAGGATGCTTATCCAGCATTTCCCGGATAAAAGTTGCCTTATAGTAGGTATTCGCCTTCCAACCGCCCATATTGGGTTTGGGAACTATATCATAATCGAAACCGAACTTGATTACAGATTCTCTTAGCCTTTTTGCTTCCTTCTCATAAGTAGTATTCTCTGTATAGTATGATATTACAAGAGGACGGTTCGGCTTAGGCTCTTGCTCCAACACCTTACTAATAGTGCTGGTTGGGAAACATTTGAGAGCGGAGTTCTGAGTGAGGTTGATGACACTCGTACCAGTTCCCTTTATTCTTGCCAAATCCTTATTAAGCTCCTCTACGAAACCGGGATATACTGCCTCTGATTGGAGTTCGGGATAACCGTTATGGAACCACTTTTGCCTACCCTTACCGTCACCCTTCATATCGAATCCGAGAAGGTAGATAGGGTTTGCTCCGAGCAGGATGGCGAGATTGATTGCCGCATGGCCGGAATTGGAACCACAGGGTTGAAGGTCGTCCAAAGCTACGACGCGTATATCATCGGGGAAGACAAAATTCGTATAGTTTATCCAAACCTTCATACCTTTGAATTCCTCATACTTTCTTACTGCTTCCTCGCCAAAATCCCCGCGAACTATCCAGCCCCAGACGCGGGGGTCCATGCAGAACATGACACTCGGGTTATATTTCTCGAATGCTCGGTTGATTCCGATAGAAAGCTCTCCGTCCAGCAAGCTCCAGTCGAATTTCTTGAGTGATGGGCCGCCCCCGACTATGAAGCAGCGTTTTCCTTTCCACAAGCTGTGGGGCCATGTTCGCCACAACTCCTCACCTTTGAGAGTTCCCATGTAATCCGTGGGAGTTGCTCTCCAAATGTCTGATTTTGGCGCTGGTCTCCCGCGACCGGCTGCTCTGGTTGGTGCTATGCTCCTTCTATGTTTGCCTAAATCACTGAGGGTCAGGATAGGGACAACTCTCCTCTTTTCTTCCGGCACTGGTTTTCTTCTCCCCATATTGCCCATTGTGAGCGGTTGCTGGACACGAATAGGTTCAATATTGATAATAGCCTGTTTTGTAATATTACTTAACGTAACCGGTTTCTGCATTCTATTTTCCTATGATTGGCGATAACCGCGAAAGCTGGCATCCCTGTTCCCATAAAGGTTCCTTGTAATACTCTCTGCTCTGTTGAACTTCTTTCCATAGTAGTTCTTGAGTAGTGTCAAATTAGCCTTCTCCAAAACTGCATAGAATTCCTTATCACTTAGGTTTGTAAAGTTCACTGTTAGCAAGTCGGAGTTCACATGCTTGTTTTCATAGAAATCCTCGACACCCTTAAGCAATCCTTGTTCAATAGCATGATAGTAGAGAGGAGAGCCCGGATATGGCGTCACCGGTCGAATCGTGCGTAATTGAGCACCATCGTCATATTTGAGAAGGAATTCCACGCCCTTCTGAAGAGTTTCCGCATTGTCACCAATGTTGCCAAATATTATATTGAAGCCTGGGCTGACACCTGCCTTTAGTGTTGCCTCAATACCGGATACTATTTGCTCCGTTATCAAATGCTTGTCCATGTTCTCTAATACAGCATTATCGAATGCTTCGATGCCATAATTGATAAATACGCAACCAACCCTTTTCATAAGAGCTACAATTTCCTTGGTTGCATAGTTCAATCTCCCGTTGCAAAACCACTTAAATTTTAATCCGGATTTCAGAATTGCTTCACATAATTCCACCACTCGCCCTTTGCTCGACATGAGCAACTCGTCTGCGAAATCAATATAAGTAATACCATAATCCTTTTGTAAAAACTCAACCTCGTCGAGTATCCCCTCTACCGAACGCATCCTATACCCTTTGTCCATACGGTAACAGAAGTTGCATTGGAAAGTACAACCGCGAGCGGAAAGGACTGGCATGAGGAAGTCGGTAGGGGTACAATGCGGCAATCTCATCAACCTGTAATACTCAATAGGAAACAGATCGTATGCTGGGAAGGGAATGCTATCAATATCTTTGATGGGCGGTCGTCTTGGATTGGTGAATATATCTTTACCGCTCTTGTATGCTATTCCTTTCACGTTGGACAATAACCCATAAAGGGAAAGCTGTTCCATCACTTCGAGAACCGTTTCTTCCCCCTCACCCATGACGACAATATCCGCCTTGGTTTTTTCCAAGAAGTATTCAGGCTCCGGTGTTGGGCCATGTCCTGCGAGTACATAGTAATCCGGTCGATTATCCGATGCTGCTATTGCTCTGGAAATACTCAATACTTTCCTGTATTGCCAATACCCTGCAATGAATCCCAAACCCACAACGTCGAAGTTATTATTATCCAGATACTTTGTCAAATGCTCTTCGGAAGAGTGATACACGTCCTGATTATACACTACTACCTCGTGTCCACGCTCCCTCAATACGGATGCAATATGGCCAGTACCGATAGGAAACAGGTGGATGTGGGACTCATTATCATAAACTATTAATAGAATCTTCATACCAATACCTTAAAGGGGAGGGACTGACCCGGCGATAGCCAGTCCCCCTGGCGGGCATCATGCACTGGTGGAGCATCTCTGTATTTGTTCACTGTCACCGATTGCTCCGGCATACCTACCCCAACCGACGGCGTGGTCGGAATAGGACATTTCGTCGAATTTCGTAAAAATAGTCAGATTCATACGATTAGCTCCGACGAGCTTTATTTTGGGCAGGATGACATAATATACATCAGACGCTGCGAGCATGAGCGAGTAATATACTGTTATAGGATACTCCTGGCGCGGCGTACTTCCTGCGAACGGTTGCTGTACTATCCCGAGTGCGCGGGTAAGACGATTCCTTAACTGTATGGGAGCAAGGATTGTGAACGGTGTTGCTGGCGATACGCCATATCCCTTGTTCCGCACAGCCAGTAGAATAGTCTGACAGGCAAGGTTAATCGTATTGATGTCGCGAATACAATTATAATCCTTATCCGTATTAGTCACTCCGGCAGGAGTTACAGCTGACCATGGAAGATTCTGAGCAGCACCGACGGCATCTATAAGCGCATAGAAATTAGTCGCTTTGGACGAATACCATTTGTTACGGAAACTGATGGCATTGTTTTCCAAAGTCCAGTATTCTCTATCATCGAAGAGAATTCTTGCCCAGGAAAGACCTCCGGAATATGCGTTGAAGCTAATACTAACCTTCTCACCAGACATTGTATACAGTCTTGCTTTTTCACCAATCTCGGTAAGACTGAACGCCATGGTGTCCTGCACATCCTGAATGTCGAATCCGTTGCGATTGCTGCCGGTATAATCTCTTATGTCGAATACATTCTCGTAAGCTGTATCGAAATAAGTCGTGAGTTGAAACTTCTTCAACACTTCCAGAACAGAAGTTGGGAAATTAGCGGGAGTTGCGTAGTTCGCCTGCATAATTGCCTCATTGAGGTCTCCTGTACGCGCAAACGCCTGAGCGACAGCACGGAACGGAGGTGACTCCGGTTGTGCCATAAAGTTTCGGACTGAGCCGGTGAGCATTTGCTGCGCTTTCGGGCTATTTATTCCGCCCTCTTTCTCAAACCTTCCCCAATCGGGGACGATAGTTCCTTTGTAACCCATTTTACTTCCCCCTTTGGGTTAGGTGACGATGCCGAGTGCGCCCATGAGATGAATCTCGCATAGGATGGCACCAACAGCGGGTTGAAGTGTGACAATACCACACAGAGTAGTAGTGCCGGAGCTCGTATGAGTTATTGCATTAGTAAGAGAATCATAATACACCTTGCATCCCTCATCATAGCTCGCTTGATTACCGCTGGTGATAGTAAGGCAGTCGACGAGGACTTTCGGGCACCAGTAATAGCATACTGCCTCGTTGCCCACAGTCGTTGTCGCTCCTACAATCACGACGGTATCGTTAATAATATACATTGTCCATGCCGTGTAGCCCCCGCTTGGAGCAGTGTGCTTGAAGTTCTTACTCTCACACGGCTGGTTTCTTATTGAACAGGCCACTTATGACCTCCTTATGTTGGTTGTTTATCGTATTCCAAATCAGCTTTTCCACCACCTATGAGCGGATTCTTATCGGGATCGAGCATCTCATCTGGTGGAGGGTTATCGAAATCCTGAGCAGGATTGTTACCACCCTCATTACTGGTAGTCTCCTCTCCTCCCCCTTCCTCCTTGATGCCGAGAGCTGGCTTGAGTTCCCCAAAATCTACCAGAGTCTCGTCCACGAATTTGTTCAAGTCGTCCTTGAACTTTTCAGACTCCGTTGATTTAGAGCTAAACCTTTTGATTTGCTTACCCACATACTGTTTCTCCATATCTTCTAACTTTCTCTCTTCCGAGATAGAGCCAAAGATTATGGAAGCATTGGAGGCCAGGTTTTCCGCTTTCAGGTGGGAAATTTTTTCCTCATAGTCCTCTGTCAGCTTATCTACCTTTCCCTGCAAATCATCCCTCTCGGTCGTGACACGCTTTGAGTATCCTCTCACATCATTCTTTTCTTTTACTATAAAATCCCTGACCATTTTTGAGTTGGTCAAGTCATCTTGAGAGAATACGTCTTCCGGTTTGAGTTTCAGACTCCCTATTGCCGATTTGACGTCTTCAGTGTTCATGCTTCCTTCTCCTTTTGCGAAAGCTGCTATGCTTCCGATTAGTGTTGCTTCTGGAAAGCCCGGCGTGGAATGTTCCCCATCCGCCAGAGCTACTCCGGTGATTTTCTCAATTCCTGTAGGCCAGGCGATGTTGCCATCTCTCGCATACGTAATGTTCGCTTCTATACTTGCCACATCGAGTTTAAGGTTACGGTATCGAGGCAGGATATACATGGCGGCAATAGTCGCTACCTTATCTCCCGTCTCTGTCAGTTTACTACCTACTATTTCTCCAATTGCTATCCTGCCAACATGAGAGTTATCCCCCGGCATTCCATGATTGTTAAACACGGGAGTATGCAACTCCAACTTCTCCTTTATCCAGCCGATTGCGCTCTTCATCCAACGTACGGGCGTGAGAATGCCATTGAAACGAATGTCTGAATCACCCTCGTGAGCGATTGTAAAAGCCTTAATAAGAGGGCGCTCATCACCCCCGGCTTTAATCCTTGCCAGCCACTCTTTGTCCACCAGATTGGCTATTTCCGACTCCGCCATCGCTTGCAGACTGCCGCTCAGGTAATAAACCATCCTTTTTATTCTCCTTTATACGTTCTATTTCCTGCTCCACATCCACCTCTGACAAGTAGCTCAGGAGATGCTCCAAGGACATCGCACCGCTGGTGTACATGGGGAGATAGACTTTCTCAATAACGGAAAGGCTTTGGCTTGAAGTGAATGGAATCTCCGCATCGATAGCTTGGGGATTGAGATTGGAGCGAAACTTCTCATTATACATAAGGATTGCTTTCTGGAACAACTCCTCATACGTGCCTATCCAGACTTTTCTTTCCTTACCAGTACTGAGCTCGATGAGTTCGAGCAAGTTCTCGGCAGTGGCTCGATTCGATAACAGTTCGGGATGGCCGAGAAAGTGAACGGGGACACCAGTTGCGCCGGAGATTGCCTGCACGTCGGACTCTACTGCTTTCTGAATAGTAGAATAGCCCTCTCCTTTGTATGCAACGAGCTCGAATTTACCATTCACAAGCACTAATGCTTTACCGATTCTCCAATTCTTCAACTTCATCTCTGCGGCAACCCTATCCACTTCCGATACACTTTCTACGGTTATTACCGGTGTGGGCGCGGCAAACAAACTATTTATCTTGCGCCAGTCCCAGAGTTCCTTATCCAAATCCTCTATGTGGCGAAGGACAAAGGCGGATTTTGGCGCAGTCTCGTTGTAAGTCGCCGCACTGCCGCCAAATCGCTTGTAAATGAATTGGCTTTCCTTCAGGTTAAAACTCGTATCAATCGGCTTATGGTCTGGTCTGGTAGTATTACCTTTATATGTCGCACTCAGATAGCGATAGTAATTAGGCTCATCCGCAGTGATGGTATATTGATGTGTATGCCACGGCACGTAGACCGCCCGAATCATACCGCGCTGGTCTCCGGAATAGTTACCCTTCTTTACCGACTCGAGCCGAATCAGAACCTTGCCTTCAAGCTCCGTGCCGACTGCCCAATCCTGCGGTGCTTCCTCATCGATGTTGTTAAAGTTTATAAACTGTCTAATGAATTCAAGCTCCCTATCCGCATCACCCTTAAACCCGTCCCTTTTCACAACCTGGACGCCGCGACCTATCATAAACGCCGCTCTCACGTCAACAATATTCTTCAACGTCATACAGCCCCAATCGTCCGCGAGGTCGTATTTACTGTGAAGAACTTTAACCTGGGTGGAATATTCTTTGTAGGGATTACCAACATAGTGTTGGTTGTCGGTAGAGCTATCTGTATTAGTGAGGGAATCTATCGCTGCCTGTACTGTTGTGTTCAGGAATTCAATCTTATCATTCAGGACTCCTATTGTCCCATCTGCTTCCCGAACAGATGCTTTCTTCTCTGCTTCGAGGATACGATTATTTCTTTCCAACGCCTGTATCTGGACTGAGTAACCGTGGGAGGTAGGCATGAGCATGTGGAAATTTCCTTCTGGAAACCGGAAACTAAATCAGTTTATAGTTTCCATTAAGGTATGGCAATGCACTGCTTTTGTCAAGAGGAAAATTTTTCCCACTACTCACCCACTGCACATGCGGGTAGGAAAAACAAAAGAGGGAGAGCACTCATCCGAACTCTCCCTCTTCCATATATGTCTGTATGTAGGTTCTATTTCTTCATACACTATCCTCCTTCCATTCCTCTAAGCGCTCATTTATTTCTTTATTCCATTAAGAATAAGTAACACACATGGTTGACGACTTGATGGAGGAGTAGGATTCTGCGAACCATCCTCAATAGCAAGCCATATTGGGATTCCAGCATATCGTATTTCTGCCCCACGTACAGCCAAGGTAGAAATTGCCCGCACCTGATACATTGGTAAAATAAGAACCGATGTTTTTTCTTGCTCCTGTTCCTGTATTGCTTTTTTACACCACGCCATCACGCCCCCGGTAAACGGAGGATTAACCCAGTTGCAAAAACCCCAAGGTATTAAAAGCCCGTCGAATCCATTTGGTCGTGGATGAGGGCATGGGTCAAAATCAAAGTTAAATTCTTTCTGTAGCACAGTCATTAATTCAGGTGGTGTTAACCAATAATGTTTCTTATTATCCTCTTTCATTTCCCTTCCTACCTCCTTGGCATCACATCCCTATCCAACACCTCGAAGTGGGACGTTTCTACCCGTTTCACTTTTGCCATGACAAAATACCCGGTCTCGTCAAGAGTATGATTATCTCTATCCACCAGCTTGTCATTCTTCACCTTGTACATTAGCATTTCCCGTCGAATATGCACACAGATGCGATTAACAAGAATCTTCGGAGCACCCAGAACCGGCTTGAGTGCATCCTTCACCGCCTCTATCATCTGATCAATATCCTTCTCCACATTAATAAATTTTGCATGGGGGAGCGCCTGTCTCCACTCTTCAATAGAGTCCGGGCGAGAATTATCCGGCACAACTTCCTTTACCAACCTCCACCATGGTCTCGTTTTCGCTATTGCAATCAGGTTACTATTAGTTTTTATACCTCGATTCTCCTTCTTGCTTTTCCTATCTCTCTTCTTCCTATCAATATCGCTTTCGTAATCAGCGCCGGACGTAAGATATAGTTCCGTGACCCGAATCCAGGTATCCAACCCCCACCTCTCATTATCCGACTGCTGCCATACACCGATGGAGAAAGGAGCTACCCCTCCCCAGTCGATACTGAGTACGACCGGAGCTTCCCTTAGATTAACCGATACGATATGCACCGCCTCGTCCCATTCCTGGTCATAAACAGTATCTCCCATACCAACCTTGATGCACAACCAATCGCGGGAAAGAGTACTCATCGAGAGAGAATTCAGTTTTTCAATAAAATCCTCAACCTTATAATACCCATCTGCCTCTTTCATCTTGCCGCCCGGACAGATACCAGTGAGGGGGCAGGTGGAGCAAGTATAATCCCGGCAGGATTCCAGTGTCTCCCACACACAGAACCGGTAGACTGCATGACCTTTTTCACTCGCTCTTGCAATCGCCCTGTCCATTTGCCCATTAATGTTGTGATTCGTACTGAACATGCCGAGGGAGGCAGGATGACCGTAAAGGGATTGTGGTTGAGATAGTGCCGACTCAAACACCTCTTCGTCAATCTCATCCACTTCGTCCAGAAGAAGGCATTGTTGATGAGCGCCCCGGACGGACTTGCTGGATGCGGAAAGGATACTCACCATACTTTTGTTGGCAAATTCCGCTTTCTGCTTCATAAGCTTGTGACAAATAATACCATCCGGGTCCATAAGGTCACGGAACTCAGACATCGCCTCATAGGTCTTTTCCGATTGTTCCTTGCTCCCGCCCAATATTTTCGTGCTGTATTTTGCTTTCTGACAACTCTTAATCCAGGTTACAAGACCTCCGAAGAGGTAGGTTTTGCTACCGGAACGTGATGCCCAAATCACGTAGTAACGCACTGCTTCAGAGACAACATCGAACAGGACATCGAAGGGTGCAACATGATTTGGATTGTTGCAAATTACCTTGGTTCCGACCTTGGGATGATTGAGCGCGGCGAGGAAAAACTCCAGGTCAATCTTTTTCCGAATCGGCTCCGTCAGATACTTCTGTAAAATCTGCGTCCGATATAGTTCCCGTATCTCCTCCAGCTCTTCCCTTTTCACCTTGGCCTGGCTTGAGGAGGCTAAGTTTTTGCTCATCTGTGGCATTCCCCATAAATACATTTAAAGTTTCCGCGAGCTTATCCATAGTAACCTTCTTCCCGCCTCTTCCCGGCAGGGGCAGCTCAGTGAGTTCCTTATGAAGCAGAATCAAATCCTTCTGCACTTCCACTACGCGGGTGAAATCCAATACTGTCTCGATCTGGAAAGTAGGCTGTAGCTTTTCTTCCGCATCAAACTTGAAACAGCTTTCTATTACGGAGCTCACCCTTCCTATAAGAGTCTCCACTTCCTTTACAGCATCATTATCTTTAGCTATTGTAAGCGATCTTGATACCCTATCCTTATCCGCCTCCTCCCGCTTCTTTAGTCGTTCTTCCCAACCGAAAGTAGTAGCCCAGCGGGCAAGAGTCGGCTTAGACCCACCAGTTGCCTTTGCCAGTTTCGCAAAACTCCTGCCTTCGCCCAATGCTACCCAAGCCTCATACGCCTGCCTATGATGGAGTTGCTCCTTACCCTTCATTCTTTCCCCTTCATTGATTAGCCTCGAAAAATGCTTTTGCGAATCCTGGTGGAGTGATACTTCTTAGCTTGCCTCTTTCCGGTGAAGGTCGCATATAATGTATTCTACTGTTTTTCTCAGGCTTGACCGGAATTTTCCCTGGTATATTGAATTTTCCCCATAAACAGGTTTTTTTGGTGTAGGGGTCACCATAATCGCACGGATTGAAGTATATTCGAGGTTTTCCATAATAATTAACAAGTCTGCCAACTGGATTTTCAAGACTCCAAAATACAGGATTGCTGAGAAGTATTATTCTCATACAGGCATCACATATTGACAGGGCTTCATCAAGCGCCTTCAATCCCTTGCTCACCCACCATCGTGCGCCACTGCTTGATAGATGAGTACAGGGCGGCGCAGCAAGTACTCCATAAACATCATCTGGCGGTTTGTATGTCCTTACATCATTGTCTGGATGCGTTATCAGCCTTACATCATATCCGGCATCTTTGTAAGGTTCTGACCATGCGCCCGTACCGCCACAGAGGTCAAGAATTATTCGCCCCTTCATTCCTTCTCCCCCTGACTTGCAAGCCATGCAAGATGAAGATATTCATTTTTTAGCGGAATAGGAAACTCTTTATGAGGACAAACCCGGTAGTAAGTCTTTGGTGTTATGTCGAATAAATCACCTAACCAATCCTTGAATCTGTGAAACCGGCCTTTTTTCTCCTTTCTCGCAAGAAAGTGTGTACTGACTTTATATACTATTCCATCAACAAACTGTTCAATATAGGCTTCAATTAACATGCTTTCTATTACGTAGCGTGGAATAACCCCTGTTAGTCCTATTTTTACTCTTTCGAGCAATAATTGTTCTACTACTGGGGTTATTGGTTTCAAATCCCTGTTCATTTAGCTTCCTCCTTCCACAGAGAGAATCTCACACTTTGCGATTCAGAAGAGGAGGTTGCTTTCTTCTCTGCTTCCTCCAGGAGGACTGCGCTCACACCCTTGTGCAGGAGATGGAGCTTGAATATTGCCGTGTCAAAGGTTGTGCGCTTGGTAGCAACAAGGGCAGCAGAACCAGTAAGAGGTAACTCTACTTTAAAACCCTCTACTTGTCTAAGAGCGCCCAATAGCAACCTGTTTCCCTTTTCCTTAAAAGCTTCGGATTTATCTTCCAATATACGTGCCTCACTCCGAAATATAAGACCCGTTTCAATCTCGCTTCTCACATCACTATTTTCAATCAGTTCCAGTTTCATACTCCTACCTCCTCTGATTTAGTTTCGATTCGCCTTACTCCTCTCGTATTCAACTTCTTCATCTCTACCGGCGAAAGGTACAGGTCGCCAGACCAGCGACCGTCTTTATCTGCCAAATCCAGTATCGCACTACCATTCGTATGATGCTTTACCTTGCCGGTAGCAAGACTCAATCGCACCGGCCCGCATTCAATCCTCATTCAGCTTCTCCTTTCCTATTCATCACTTTTTGCTGCCTCTTCATTCTTTCTACAAATGCTTGATTGTCTGAAATGCCGAGACAGACCCAGAGTACTATCACACTTCCAAAGAATATTAAAGCGACAATGTAAAATATTGGATTCATATTCCTTCTCCTTTCCATTAAGTTATCCTTATTTCAATCTTTGTAAATCTATCAGGCATACAGTACAAATGTAATTCCACTCCAGAATCCGTAACAACTACCTCCTCTTCAGGAGCAAAAGTACAATTGTCTACAACGTCATGCAAAAGTTCCCTTATTTTCTGCCTTTCAATTTTACTTATCATTGCTTGCTCCTTTCTCTCTGCCTCTCTCATATTATCCTCATTCACCAAATAACCATCTCTTGTCCAGACATGACCATTAGCTTCTGGGTGAAACTTTCTATATTCATCGATTTCTGTCATTAATTTGAAGGGAATATGACCATGCACTACCTCTAAATAGAAACCGTCATTAGCGAGACGCCCATTCAAAAATCTGTATATTAGCTTGGACATTATTGTATCATGCTTATAAGCCATTACTTCCTCCTTCCGGGTAATAATGACAATCCTTTTATCAATTCCTTGGTTGTAACACCTATCGAAGCCAAGGCTTTACATGCAATAATCATATCCTCGCAGGAGATTTTCTCCTCTTCTTTGATTTCACAGGATGATATTTCTTCGTCTGTACCAGTTAGTAATAAACCAAAAAATTCCTTTAATCCTACCTCCATCATTCAGCTCCTCCTTTCCATTCTTTTATTTCAAACGCAAAAACGGGACAATTTGTTCTCTTTTGGTAAAAATATGTAGTTAGCAAAACACGCAGGACACGCCCAAATAATTTTTTCATGGGTTTCCCCCGTCAGCTTGTCTGTGAGAACCAGGCAAGTTCCGCATGACTCACATTCAAATATCTCTTCGTAATCAGCCTCTGTGTAGTAAGCCATTATTTCCTCCTTCCAGGCAATAATGATAATCCTTTATCTACAATTAAAGTAAACAGGCTCATCCCCGTCACAAATTATTGTTATGCCATCTGCCAGTGGGCAATTCACTATTATCGCTACCATCCATGACGCCCAGAGAATATAACCTATCCCCCAACACACAAACCATACTATAGGATTAGCCCCATCGTAATCAAAAGCCGTAATTAATCTAATATCTATGAATAAGCAGATACCATAATATAGAATAGTAAACAAGCATGAATAGACTATTACCTTGATTGCTGTAGTATGCGAGCAATCCCACAATGATTTCTCTTCCATGTTATCTGATATGCGCCCATACAAGAAATCATGTAGCAAAACTACAAACAATATTATTACTCCTAAGAATATGAAGAATCCTCCAGCTACTACCATTTCCATTCCTCCATACTGTTCCAATTCAACCCTACCTTAACATCGACCGGGGTAGGGATAGTTAGCTCGATTACCTCTTCCATAATCCGTGCCAGCATAGGGACGGCCGCATCCAGTATGCAATCCTCTATCTCCCACAATATCTCATCATGCACCTGCAATAGAGGACGCACTACATAGCCAAGAGCATCCCAGGCACGATATACTGGTACTAATTGCTTCATCGCCTCCTTGATAATACCCTGAGCACCCGATTGGATAGGCGCGTTCACCGCCTCTCGCAAACCTCCTTCCTGAATCCATTTGTGTGATGAGAACACTTCCGGCACATAGCGGCGCCGACCAAACATATCCAGCACAAAACCATTTCTCCTTGCAAATGCCCGAATCTCATCCGCCCACTCGAAGTAGCCGGCATACTTCCTTTCCCAATTCTGGATAAACTTTCTGCAATCAGCCTCAGTGAAGGCTACAATATTTTCGTGCTGGAATCTAATAAGCAACCCTCTGGCTGTTATTCCATAGATGACGCCGAAATTGGTAGTCTTTGCCGGACGCCGATGTTTGCTCGAATCAATATCTTCCGGCGGTAACCCGAACATTGCACAAGCCGTCTCCAGATGTATATCCCCGCCCTTGCGATATACCTCCAGCATTGCCTCATCCTGACTCAGATGCGCCGCCATCCGAAGTTCTATTTGACTATAATCCATTTGCGACCAAGTGACAATCAACCACTTGTCTCCCCCAAAACATTCGGAACATCTTGTATAGCGGCTCCACCGGGCAACCTTATCCCATCCCTTATCTACTATCTGTGCATGAAATAAATTGCAATAAGCATACTCCTGATTAATGAATTTACAATCGCATCCACAAAGTTGCCCGTCTATATCTACGATGACTTCTATTGTTAATCTCTCCTGCATCATTCTCTTCTTTCTGCTATGAACCATTCTCTTCCTCGAACCATTCTTGTGTTGCTGATACCCATGATTGTTCACAACCTGGACACAGTAGAAGTGTAATATTAAATAATACACCCTCACCTATAACAGGAAATCCACCTGTCAGGCCGTAATTAGTTTCATCCAAATCATTCGCTAATACTACTTTGGATAAATTGGATACGATTTCGAGGTTTCCGCAACGGTCACATACACCCCAATCATCCCCTAATAACGCTCTAACATCTTCCCACAATACCCAAGCACCTCCGCGTGACTCCTTCATTTCTATTTCTTGCTTGCCCATATCGCCAACTAATGATTTTAAATACCGTTTCATTATCATTCTCTCCTTTCTATTACGAGACATGATTTAAAACTGTTGTGTATTGCTTTTGCCGTGAACAAACACGTTATAAAATGTATCATCCTCATCTCTGCCTGGACAGATTTCTGTTACAATACCCGCAAAATTTATTTCAACCAAATCACCCTCTTTAAATCTCGGTTTAAAATCAGCCATCATTCACTCCTTTCTGCTACAAACCCTTCTCTTATTCGCCTTCCGTCTTCGCTCCTGACCGGTTGGTTTTGCAGGTTCGGATTGCTGCTTGCAAGTCGCCCAGTTGCTGTTCGTGTAACACTAAGGCTTGTATGCACACGTCCATTACCGTCTGTGAGACTCGGCAACACGCTGATATATGTCGAATTGAGCTTTTTATATCCCCGATAGTCCTGCACAAGTCGGACAAGCTCATCTCCTCTATGGGCATCGAGTTCTTTTGCATCTGTACTCCTGATACTAAGCCCTCTTCCTCTAAGAGCTTTAAGAACTCGGGGCGAGCTTCCGGGGTTAAGATAACCCGTGTTAATTTCTTCAATTCGTTCAAGAATTCCTTCTGCGTTTTCATCAAACTCCTCCTCCAGTTTGTAAAAGTGTTCCTTATTAATACCAATACCCTCTTGCATCATATCAATCACCATTGGAATCATGCCCATATCGCGCCAGAATACGCCCTCCTGTCCACTTTCTACTATCATAGACCAAAGTATCGGATAGAGGCGCAGGGTTGCATCGGGGTCCATGCAAGCATAGTGGACAGCATCGGAAAGCGGTATTTCAGAAAGATAACCCGGCTCCATCTTACCGAGAACAGGTTCAATTATATCCCTGTCTTGAGTTCTGTCTTTGTGATTCCAATACTTTATGAGGGATTGGGCTGCTGTGCCTGCTTCGTGTTTTTTCAAATATGAAGAGAGTCGTGTCCTAATGTTTTGAGGGAATTTCACATGCTCATCCCCATTAGGGCGGATTACCAAAACCGGGTTCGGGTCAGGCCAATCCATACTAATTACTTTGTTAAGATATTCTTTTGCTTTTCTGTCCGCGGGTTCTTTTACCACCTCCTTGTACGACTTGAGGTTCATATTACAATGACGATAGGAAAGTGTTTTCAGACCGATACTGTTTTCACCCAATAGATATGCCATCACCATCGTATCGGCAAAACGGTAAGGGATGATGCCAATCGAATTCAGAACCGGCAGGTCGAAGAGGGCATTATGGAGAATAGTCAGGGTTGAGGATGACTCCAGCAGAGTCCGCAGCGGCTTTAACACTCCCAAGTGACTGACAAGAGCCATCCTCGCAACTCCCGGCTCCTTACACCATTGGACTGACCAGGGGGGATCCCGTACTGTTTCCGTATCAATTGCTATTATAGACATAGAAGCTCTGGATTTGAGATTATAAAGACGATAAGTAGTATTGCTATCACAAGTACAAACGTACCAAGTGCAATAACCGGAATAAAGCGCATCCAATATGTTTTATCCGAATATCCCCAAGGCTCATTCATTTTAGTTTCCCTTTCAACCATTACCAGATTCAAATCCCACTCCCGCTACGAGAAGTTCTGCCCATGAACAATCATCGTCGAAATCCGAACGAGCAATGAAGGCGGGTTCCGGGTCGGTAATCAACGAGCTTGCTTCCATTCTTGGCTTATTATACCACGGATGCTTCGTGCTATGACGACGTTCTGTATTCTTATCCACAATTCTTTCCTTTCTTTAGTGGGCTGGCGTCCACCTACAACCACCATTAGCGGACTGTGATATTGGCTTACGAGAAACGTGTCTTCCCCGGATGGTTTCACAGCTTTTCAGCCTCCAGCCCCTTTTTATTTCTTTTCGATAAATGAGAGTATGTACAATATTATAATTGCAATAGATTGTAGGACATCAATCATTATTTGTTCCATTAGAGTCATCGCCACTGCTCCCATTATTTATTTCATTTTTACAAGTATTCCTACGAGCAATCCAACAATAATCGGGCAACAAATAATTAGCACAACCCAAATATCTTTCAATGTTTCAAGAATTTTAGCTTCCACGTCATTCTCCTTTCTCAATGTACCATCCCCAACGAATAAGGTGTTTGTCGGGAATACATACTTCATCAATGCCTAACTTCACTATTTTATCCAAAGTAAAAAGGTCTTTAAACTGCACCGCCTCGACCTTACCGATTTTCCAGACATGCCGGCAGGGTGTATCATTTGGGTCTTTCGTTGACATGGTTGCTGGGGAGTGCCATTTGTCATCAAGAACATAAACCTCCTCGAAAGACTTATCACTCATTAACCTTATATGCTCTTTAAAATCAGCAATACTTTCAAAGCCGTCTGCTTTATAAGCATATAGTCCATCAGAGATTTCGCTAAATGCTCTCCCGTCCGGACGGCGTACATAATTGCGTGTTTGGTATATAGTCCACGCCTCGCAGATGAACAGCTTATCGCCTTCCTTGCAGAGTTTGTTTTCATCTCTGTAATTTATCACTCTTGGCACAAACATCGCCGTTGCGCCTTCGTTGAGTCTCTTTGCTGTCGCTTCGTTGGCACAGATACGTTTGTTAGACATATTTCCCCCAAGTTTGATAATCCGCTTCGCTCATCTCATCGTCATCATCGTAAGCAAGCAATCTATCTTTATGTTTCTCACATGCAAATATTAATCTACCGTCTGTTCGATATATAGCATTAACTCGTGTAGGTTTGCAGAAAGTACAATATTTCATTCCATTTTGTCTTTCTTTTTCTCTTATCCTTCTCACCTTTACTCTCCTTCCAGCATTCGGATTTTAGACATGGTTATTTCTCCCATCATATTCTGAGTGCAGTACAATTTCACCACTTACAAAATGGCTGTATTTCTTTGCGTGTTTGGCAGCAAGAGCTTGAGCATTTTTATAATTATCAAATGCTTTATCGCAATCCCTACATTCAAATATAGCAGATGTTAGCCATGTAGCTTTTTTCACTTTACTCTCCTTCCATGATTGTCTTATTCCTTCTCGTTTAGCTTTGCGAGTATGGATTGTATTCTGTGTTGCACTATATATATCAAACCGCTTGATAATATTTCGTCAATACCTTTCAACGCCTCAATCATCTCATCGACAACTGCTTCTTTATCGGTGTCTTTAATAATTACATCACATAATTGCCACGGGGTTTTAATTTCTTCTCCGTTTGGTTTTAATATGTGGACAGTACCGCAAAGGAAATCAATTTTGCTCACATTGGCTATTTTATTTAATATTTTATGTTTGGCTATTAGTCTCATTGTCTTATTCCTTCTCCTTTTGCAAAACTGTACAACTCATCCTTTCCTTGCTCATACCAGTACGTGCTACTACAACCCAGACAGACGTGGATATTCTTCTTGCCTTTGCTTGCTCTGAATTTCGTCAGTATTACACGGTGACCGCAAGAGGGGCAGGAAGGCAGTTCAATTTCTGTTTTTGGTCTCATTATCCTTGCTCCAATCTATAATCAAGTTTGAGCGCATTATCCGAACGGGGTTTCAATTGACCGCGGATTACGCGACCAAGGGCGGTGAAATCCTCAATCACATCCTTCATCTGGCGCGGAGAGTGCAATCCGTATGCGGGATGGTAGAGAGGAACAACTATAGATTCCATAAGCAGACCCTCCCAGTGGAAAGGAATACCGTGCACTTTCTCCATTGTTGTTTTGCCAAGAAACCATTGGGTAGACACTCTGCCTACTACGCCTATTATGGCGGAATCGGTATCAATCAGTTCCGGTTTAAGATAATTCTCCACACAATATTCAATCTCCTTAGCATACGGGTCTCTGTTTTTAGGCGGTTGACACTTTACCAGATTCGTTATGTAGAAGTGTTCTCTAATCACTCTGGTAAATTGCTTGAGATACATTGTGAGCTCCTGGCCGGACCTGCCTACAAAAGGGGCGCCGTATGCTTCCTCATCCCCTCCCGGTGCTTCTCCAATCAACGTACAGATAGAAGAAGAGGAACCAGTACCCCAAACTGGCTTGCTACCCTGCAGGGGGCAAGAAATTACATCACAGGTTCGAGGTTTCATAGTCATTCTATCTCTCTAAGAGCAGAGTCCAGCTTCTCTGCAGTATTAATTAATGCCAATGCTTGTTTTACGATTGTTGCTATTCTTTCCGGATAACATGCTTCTACCGACGATACATGAGTAGCTAACCATGCCGCTGCCCTGGCATGACACAGTGCTTTATTAACTACTCTGTCCGCTTGCGATTTATAAGTAGTATCGTGCTGTGCAACATCTACATGATTAGCAGCAATAGTATTAAAATACTCAGCTATGGATATTGCTCCCTTTGCCATTTCTAACGTAATGGTTTTCATTTCAGTTTCCCCATCATAGGTACAAGTATTCATATTGCATCCCTTACAATATCCGCTTCTGATGGTGTGAGTTCTATGCAACCTACCCGGTTTGCATCAGAGCTGAGTTTGTTCTCGCGACGTAACTTCATTGTAAAGCAATGAGTTTGGATATCGTACTCAGCGCTGATGATTTCTGCATCGATGCTCCTTGAAGTTTCCAATTTCAAATACATTATAACCCTCCTTATTTCAGTTTTCCTAACTGCTTGTGGTAGAGTTTATGACAAGCACCACACAGGGTAACAATATCCGATAACCGTTCCATATAGGGACAGCGCTCATAGGTTCTGTGATGAACCTGCAATGGATACTCCGAGCTGCAGATGGCGCAGGAATCACCGTCGAATTCACGCCGGAGACGGGAGATAGTGCGCCAGTGTTCGGTTTGCAAATACTGTTTGTACTCTGTTCTATCCATACCTACTCACTCTCTCCTTTCAACTCTGCCATTATGGATTGTGAGAGTTTCTTCCCAATACCCTCTATGGATTGCCAATCAGATTCAGTCGCATGAACCATTTCCTCTATGGAATCAAATGCAGACTCGATTGCCCTGCTTCTTTTTTCCCATCCAATGCCGGAAAGTTGACTTGCGACTCTTCGCACGAGAGAGAAGTTGCCGAGGCTTGCGACCTGACCGGTATTCGGTTGCAGATGGGAACGATGCCCCTCATACTCCTTGAACGTCCACCAACGGTAAAGAGTAGAGACAAAGGATGCTGTCTCTCTTGGGTTTGCTGTTTTATTCCAGTGAATACCCGCTCCTATCGCTTCAGTATTCAACCAGAGCCAGATGTCCCGCATCATATAGCAGTTGGGGCCAAGACCGAGAGAGCGCCACTCCCCCGCTTCGTAGGTTACGAGAACTCCCTGGCTGTCTCCCTTGAAGAAACCTTCCACGATGAGATAGACCTCGTTGAAACCATTAAGGAGCCCGCGTAATTGATGACCGGAGAAGCGACCGGATTGGATACAGGCAAGGAGGTCGCGGATAGTTTTGCGCTCGATGCCGATTCTCCAGGCTACCCCTTCCGGTCCCTTACCCTCGAAAGCAAAATCCGCATACTCCAGTTTGCCAAGGGTAGCTGTGCCGGGAGGGAAGTAGGGAAGTAGTTCCTTGCTACCTGTTCGATTATCTATTACTATCATTCTCCCTCCTCCCCTAACTTCGCCACAAATTCATCATAACCCCAATAGTTCGGGTCAGTATCAGGGAATACATCTACTGCGAGGCATGGGAAGTTGCAGAATGCGCCTTCATACTCGCGATTAACAAGAAAGGGGTTGAGACCACAATTTATTACCCGGGTTCTGAATGTTTTTTGAACCTTATCAAACTCTATCTCAAGGTTTGTCTGTACTTTGAAGCCTGTTCCCGACCAACCACCCATTTCATAAGTACCGTCCCATTCACCCATGTCCCTCTTCGCGCCTGTTTTTGTAGTGACAACCTTTTTCATATACTTTTTCTTTTTCTCAGTAATTACAACGAGATTCTTATCAGCGGACAAAAGTGCTTCATGCAGGTTGCGGAAATCCTTATTGAGTGCGCCATACTGATCAGGTACGGAGGATTCACGACCCCACTGAGCAAGACGCCGCACTTCCCACAAGTCATTATCAGTATCTATTACCAAACTGCGGATTTTCTTGGAGGATACTGCTTCTGCAAAATCTTTCTGAAACTTATCCCAAATACCCTGCCACTCCTTCTGATTGCGAGCAAGGAGCTTATTGTACTTATAGTGATAGATGCCGCGACCAACGAAACGATTGAGAACATGCTCGGCTCTGTTATTCAGGTCGAAGTATGCAATGTCCGGTGGTGCAGTCAGCGCCCAAGTGGATTTGCCCTCCTTCTCAAGGGCGCCAATACGAACAGTTAGTCGCCGTAATGTATTCTCTTTTATTAATTCAGCACCTTTTAATTCTGCCATATTATAACCATCCTTTCCGTTTTGCAATCCACAATCCACATAGAATAGAAAGCAAATAAACCACAATCCAAACTCCTATCTGAACTATAATCATTACGATAACCATCCCCTCATTTTAGCGTGATTTACAATAGCGAACCAATTCTCATCGATTTCGGTTTGAGAAAACTCCAACTTCCAGGGAGCATAGCAACCGGACGGATTCCACATGATTTCGGTATGATGAAAGATGCGGAAAATGCAGGAGGTAGCACCTGTCACTTTGCAGTATCCCTTTCCTTGCATCATCCAGGCAATATTCTCGTCAGGGGAACGCTTGGATGACGTCGCCGTACACTTGTTTTCCTCAACAACAACACTACCCTTATCATCCCAGGATATACCGTCCGGTGTGCAGAGTATACCATCGAGCTCTATCTCGCCAATCTGATGAGCAACCTTCTCTGCGAAGGCACGGGAGAGGACAACCTCCCAGAGGTAGCCCTTCTCGTATTGCAGACGGGGGTCAGAATTACTATCATACTCCTTGGCAAGGTTCAGAGTCAGCAGTATGTCCGAGATAATATCCGTGAGGTGCACTCCGGAGGTACGGGGAACAACCGTCCATGGAAACTCCTCATCCAGCTTGGTTATCTGCATTCTACTACCCTTCCCCTACTTTATCTTTTTTCTTTGCAGGTTGACCCAGGAGGTAAAGAGCTCCATTAGCTTCTCCCTACCCTTCTCGCGAGTATGGAAGTATGCGTTGATGAATGCTCTTTTGACCTGAGCACTTACCTTTTTCTTGTCCATTTGCACTATTATTTCATCAAATATTAACTCGACGTCCGACTCCACTTCCTCGGACATTATCACACGCACGTAGTTTAGACGTGGCTCCTGCTTTCCTTCCGACATTGCTCTCTCCCTGTGGTTTGAGTAGGGGGCAGGCAAAACCCAGTGAGCAGAACCCACCCCCCAAACTTACTACTCGGACGTTATTGACAAGACGTTCGCCTCGAACACCCAGCCGTTTTGTGTTTTGAGAAAACCATCATCGGTTTCCTTCAGCCGATTGATGACCTTTGTTTTCTGCGCCTGCTCAAGAGCGAGGAGGGAATCGTTGACGATGACCTTGCCCATGAGGGATTTCCGCGGCAGCTCTTTACCGGCTGTTTTCAGAACGGATAGCAATACGGCAGTTGCAATTTCGTCGATTTCCGAATCCGCTTCCTGCTTCTTACCACCTGCTCCCTTTCCCTTACCTGGCAGGGTTGTAACTTTGTCAAAGACAAGAGCTGTTACGTCCTTGCTGATGTTGCCGCCCGCTTTGAGGAGAATGGTTGTTGATAGGTGACCGGCAACTCCGACGAGGCAGCCGTAATCTTCCGGATCGAGCGACTTCTTCGGAAAGCCTGCTTTGAGGAGTGAATCCAGGAAGGCACCAATCTTGGTTTTGATGTGGAATTTCTCTTTGCTGCCAGCGAGGAGGAAACACTTGCCGTCCTCTGAGGGAACAAAATCGTCCATTGAGCCCGCTGTGAGATACTCCTCACTCTCATCGCCTTCCGCCGTTTGAATTGTCAGATGCAGTGCGGGAACTTCCGGTTCGCCTGGACGATAGCCGTTGTAATCCCAGCTAAGGCATTCCGCGCCGGTGATGACAGCCTCACCTTCCGAAAATACCGTTCCTGTACCAAATTCTGTCATACTTGGGTGTTTTGGCATTTCTGCCTCCTTCTTGTTGTGGGGAGTATTCCCCGGTTATTGTAACTTGCGAGTAGCTTCGAGAATTGGTAAATTTGCCTCTGTTGGAATATATATGGTTTCAGAGTTGCCATCGTGAAGTCCCTGAATCCAAAGATACCGCAAATAGCTTTCATTACTTTTTAAACTTTCGCCAATAATGACATTAGCCTTTGCTACGCCTTTTGCCCGCTCAACTTCAGCCATAGCAAGATTTTTTGCAGATTCAAACTTGGCTTTTGATTCTTCAACAGCTATTTGTCTATTCCATTCAGCTTCACGAAGTTGCGCTTTGCCTGCAAGTTCTTTCTGCCAGACGTTGTATTGAGGACAACCCCACATACCAACAGCAAGCAGAATAAATAGCAATAACAGAACTACCGCTGAAATAATAACCCCTAATCTGCGCTCAGCTACCCCACGTTCTTCATAATCCATAATATTACCTCCTTCTTGTTGTGGAATCTGGATTGATTCCGGTTAGTGTTTTCTACTACTTCTTGTCAAAAACTACCCCCATACACTGACTCTCTGACTCTTAGGGGTTAAATGCCCTATTCATGGGGATCAAAGAGTAAGGTGAAGAGTAAGGTATAAACGCCATACTGACTCTTGTCCATAGAGTAAGGGTAATAGTAAGAGTAAGAGAGTAAGCTAAAGAGTAAGGTAAGAGTAAGGAGTTAATGTATTGTATTATATAGTATATAAGTATTAGAGTAAGAGAGTCACTGTGGTGTGAGTGAATGCTGTTAGCTAAAAAGTGGGCTAAGTCAACATACCTCCCCCTACTTAGGTTAGTTTTTTCATTAATCAATTAAGTACCACCCTTCTGCCAAGAGCTACGCCACTCGGTTTCCGCCTATCGGATTTGCGATTGTCAGCTTTACGCCTATCACTTCTACCTCGCCTACCATAACTTCCACTTTCTCGCCTTTCAGGTGGTTTGTAATCAGCTGGAGCTGGCGAGAGAGCTGGTGAGTTTGCATAGGTAACACAAATACCGGTTCGGGGATGGGATAGTCTCCAGTCATAGGCACCGGCGATTTTAAGCCTCACAATCCCATTATCTGATTTGTCAAGCCGTTCTGAGTAATCATGCCCAAAACCATCTGTCCCATCCCACTTCGCATAGTCGCCATCGTGCCAGACGTGTGGTTGGGTTGTCTTCTCAATATCGCGTACAATGTCCCCAAATTTTCTGAGGGCGCACTTTGCTCTCCAATCGGAATAACCAAGACCTCGAACTTCCCGGAGTCTTCCGACAAGCCGGACATAGGCGTTTTGGAAGTCGGGGAAGTTGCCTGCCATCATCGCCTTATTCCCATCCCGCCATTCAGGGCAACAGGAACAGGAACGTTCCCCCTCACATGGTTCATGGATAGGGCAATAATCCTTCAGGTCGTTCCCTCCCCCTCTAAACAATCGACACAAGGCACAGGCATCATCCATATTCGTGAACCCCTGATACGTTTCCTTTGTCCTATACCTGCCATCCATGCAGTGAGCAATAGACTTATCCACTGCCTCGTTCCACTGCTCTTCGGTAATCTCTGTCCATTCCATTTCAAGCTCCCTCCGCTATTTTCTTTAACTGCTTGACAAGTGCGAGGGCTGCTTCGTGGGCTCTGGGGAAATCATTATCACACTTTGCGCCGGACCATGCCACAAATTCCTTACAACAATTTGTACCCTCGTCATATAATACACAACTATTACAACCATTATCATTAAACTCACATAATGCACACTCTGTAATATCGTAGATTGTTCTCATTCTACTTATAGACTTTGCCCTACTAATCGGCAGCCATCGCTTATCGAGAGATGCCTGAGCCGCTTCTTGGAAGTTTCGTGGTCTCACAATTCAAGCTCCTTCCGTTTCATCATTGTATGTATCACCACTCTGTATAACATCCTGACCCTTACTTCATTCCCTAATCCTCTTCGTATAATGCCCGTAGCTCTCTTTCAATATCATACCCTTGTCCAGAAGGTTAGCAAGGAGCATTTTCACAGAGCCGGAAGACTTGCCCAATCTGCTTGCGATTTGAGAAGGGGTCATAGTGCCCTCACAGGAGTTAATAAGATTCAATACCCTTTGTTGCTCCCGCGTTTCCGCACTCATAAGGTCACCCACACTACCCAGCATCTCCCATCTACTGGTTCCTACGTCGAATCCGAGACGATAGGAGTCCTCCTCCACGTCCCTCCCGGTAACATGCAGGGTAGTTCCTGTCTCTCCCTTATTCCTACACAGGTAGAGGAGAGTATCCACTGAACCGGATATGCCGTGAGAGCCGGATACCATATCTACCCAGTCGTTTGATTGAGCCTTACGAGTATGATGTATGAGAATGATGCTTGTTTGAAACTGAGAGCAGATTTTGGAAAACTTATCCATTTCCTGCCCATCTATGGAGTAGGAGTGTGCGTTTGAAATATTCCGCTCACTCTGTACCTTGCGCATAATATCTACTATTATCAGATCGAAGTGCTCGAGCGTGAGGCGATGTCTGAGTTGGCCGAGGCCGCCTGATCCGAAACGAGGCCAGGAGGTAGCAATAGTGAGATCAGCAGGAAAGGGGCTATCCTCGCCCAGTATCTTAATTGAACGCTCCTTGATACGCCTCTTGCTGCTTTCCAGGTCGAGATAGAGAACTTTTAGCGGGAGTTTGGGAGAAGGATAGAATTCAAGAACTGTTTCGGATTGCAGACAGGAAAGTACTATGTTGAGAACAAATAGAGACTTGCCAGCCTTCGGACTGCCAATAATCATAGTTACTCCCTCGAGGGGGATAATGCCGGGAACCAGCCATTTGAGCTTGCCGTAGTCCTCGCTGCAAATTTCCCTCAGTGAGAGAGCACCATCATTCTCAAACTCACTAACCTTCGCCGTTTGCTTCATCCTCTTTTTTCCCTGCTGGTTTGATTATTGGTTGTGAAACCGGGTCCAAGTCCAAATCCACCAGGTTGCCGTCCTTATCTCTGAAAGTGATATGAAGCTGACCGATTGCGTTGAGGTGCAACTCCTTCATCATAAGACTACCTTGGCTCTTTTGAATATTCTTCCTGCTGATGTCGCTCATTTGAATTACGTCCATAACTCTTCCTTTCATCTATTATACGTTTAGCTTCCTCATCTGAAATGCCTACAAACTGCTTTGATATGAAGAGAAGGCACATTATAAGGGCGCCGAATAGAGCACCGATTGAAAAACAGAGGGTCGTTATGAAAGCAGATTCCATTAGATTCTCTCCTTGACAAGGTAGGATTGAATCCTGCTTTCATTGGCCGGAGTGCAGCCGGAACGGTTTGATAATACGTTATACAGGATGTGTTTTGAAATTCCAATGCGGGATGCGAGAACAGGTATGCTTAAGGAGTTATCCTTCATGCGTTGCTTTAGCATTTGCTTCAGGGTTGGGGAAAGGTGCGGTGTTTTACGACCCGGTTTGATATTGAGCAAAATGTTCTCCTATTTGAAGGGAGCAGTCAGGATTAAATTCGCACAGTGGATGATAACGATATTCAACTTTCGGCATGAGTATAATCAACTGAAATTCTCCAGTTAATAGCCTCGCAGGTAAGCTAGTCCACTTTACCTTTATTAGCGCATCTATTCTGCCCCTGCTCCCTTGTTCGATGATACAATATATATACGATGCAGAAACCTGTCAAGAGAAAATATTTCCCATAAGAAAGCCCCCGATGGACTGAGGGCGCTCTTGTTTGAATCCTGTGTACCTACCTGGATAGCAACCTTGCCTTCTCCATGTATTCGTCGCAAGCAAGTTCTATGCCCCTGCTGACGAGCTTGCTCCTGGAGGGGGCAATGCCGACTCTTTTGCAAATGTCGATAGTATTTTCAAGTCTGGCGGCTGTGCTCTTGGGAATGCTGAATGTTTTGTTAATTGTTTTCTTCATGTTTCTTTCTCCTTTATATTTGTTTGAGTTTATCATACATTTGTTTGTAGCCGCGAAATGAGCTTCCCCTTATCCGGTACTCAACGTGCTTTTCCAATGCGTATGCGGCAATGGCATCTATGACCAGATGGATTCCATGTTTCTTAATCAGTGCTTTGATTGTCTTATTCAGTTCCATGATTATTCCTCGCTTTCAATTGAATCAAGTAATTCATTAGTTGTGTTTGAAGCAATGATATGGTCCTCCCTATTCCATACATTACGACCTTGCTTTTTCATGTTGGCATCACCAGCGTCTTGACCGATTGCCATGCAAAGGTCATAGTCAAGTGTTATTGGCATAATTTACTCCTTTTAATCCTCACAATAAGTTAGACAAATTTCTTCCCCGGAATTGAACGCTTCGTGTATGAACCGCATTTGATACAGCTCATCATGTAAGCAGAAACGCCATTTCCTGTCCCGGATGTAGTAAGGCGCACTTGTGAGATGACCGTCCTTCTCCGGGCATTTCTTAATCACATCAAATCCAGCGTCCAGTAATATTTGCTTTATCCGATACCAAAGAAGCGATTCAGAATATATTTTCGGTTCGCCTGGTCCCCGTTTGAACCAGTTCCGTTTTAAATCCATTACATCATACAACATGGTTATTCCTCCAGTTTTTCGAGCATGGATTCAATGTTTCTAATATTGAGCTTATCGTATAACTGATGTGTACCATGATGCGTTATAACCTGTTTCAATACTTCTATCATCGCCTCGTGGTTATTCCAGCATTTGACAAAACGGCGGGCATTTGCTTCTTGTTCTTCGATGTTATTTGTTTTTGTTGGACGGTTGCGAACAGTGGCAATAAATCCGTGCCCGTCTGGCGGTATTATTTGATAGCCCCTCCGTGTCCATTTGAGTTTCAATTCACCCTGTGTGTGTTTCATTGCCTGCCTCGCTTTCATTTAAGATACATTTCAACTTTGACTACTTTGATATTGCTATTAAAACTAAACGCTTCATCGCAAAGTCTTTCAAAATCCTTAACGGCTTCCTCAACTGTATCGTGTGAAGATATACAACCGCCGTCATCGATTAATTCAATGTTATTTTCCATGTCGTGCCTCGCTTTCTTTTAAATTAAAAAATCAAGCGGATATTCTGTTCCACATTGTTCGCAAACGTGAGCTGATTTGCCGGTGAAGTCTTTATAATTAGGCTCCCCTTGCGCGCAATGACATTCAATACAGTATTCAGGTATCCACGAATATTCGCTGTTCTCATTTACTGTGAGTGTATTGCCATTGGTATCATATAAATCGGTCATGTCGTGCCTCGCTTTCCGTGATAGGTCCAATGTTAATCCTTTTTAAAATCCCGGTATTACTTCCCAGCCAAGATAGTTAGCATGAAAGCCGTCCCGGTCATACTTCCAATAGTATCCCGTTATGGTAGAAGTTAGATGCGGTATAGATTTAACTTTATTATACGCAGCTTGAATTGTAGATGCTTTCACGTCAAATCGACAACCGTCTTTTGTTTCAAGCGCATAGGTATTCATAATCCCCTCCGGTAGTTTAACCATTTACCCAGCCATAAGTATTTAACAGAATAGTATTTTTGCTTACATCTATTAAATACGTTAATTGTTTATCCTTTATTTTTTCATAATACCTTTTAGCACAAGTAATACAGACGAAGTTTTTAGCGAAAAGATGTGTTCCAACTCTATACATAATCCCCTCCAGGTAGTTAGTGTTATTCAAGTTCGCTGTAGGATATTTCGTATTGCATGATTAATGAATTAATTGTATCAATAGCCGATTTGCGTTCAATATTTGAAAAATGAGTTGAAATTTCAGCCCCGTATTGCTCTGACAAATCCGCAAGCCCTCGTTTAATATCTGCAATACTCTTGTTATAAGCTTTTCCATACCAGACTTGAAAGTCAGAATCTGTTTCATCACGATTTGCATCAATTCTTAAATGAGCAGGATTCAAGTCTTGAATTAGCGTTCGCAAATCCCGATAATAAGATTTGAAACCTTCAAGATCGTAGTGAGCTATGAAACCGTCGATGTTCATAATGAATTTATAAGCCGGATTATTAAGCTTACTGCTGTCCCGTGATTTGAACACGAGTTCAATGTTGTTGAGTATTGCTTTTACATTATGCGGTTTCCAATTTCCTGTTTCCATAATCCCCTCCGGGCAGTTTATCGACTTTGCCCAGGTCATTTGAAGGTTAATTATAATATTCTTTCAATTAAACCCACAGCATCGGCGCCGTATCTTTCCCGGACCGCCTGGCTACATGAAACACCATCAGGCGGATTAATCCACTTATCAAACTTAATTATGTCAATACCGGCCTGCTCAAATGGTATAACTGCACTCAACAAGCCTTTAAACTGCTCAATAGGTATACCAAAAATAGCTTCAAACTGTAGTTTGTCCTGTCCTGTAATCATGTCAACCACCTTGTTTGATGTGATTATTCAATAACGATGTGAGTAAAGCTGGTATTGTTTACCTGATTAACTTGTGCAAGTATTTTAAGTTTATTCTTGTTCAATTCTTGTTTTGTTGTTATCCGTTCTCCTATGTATTTCCATAGAGTACAGGACAGATTATCAATACAGCGCCTTGCTTGTATTACAAGAGTGGTTTCCCTGTGTCCGTTATAGTGCAGTGGATAACAATTACCTGAACCTTTAATGAAACCAATGTGATAAGCTTTCATGACTACCTCCTTGTTTGATGTGATTTGAAACCTTATTTGAAACCCGTTGTTTGAAACCTATATACTTATTATTTATTGCTTGCTCTGCACTCTTGTCTGTTGCCGATTCCCGCCGCCCTATTGTCAATATTGGTATATCGGCATATAGGTATGTATGTATCCGTATTGCAATATAGTGATATTTACCGATAATTAACAAGTTTATGCTCACAGTATACACTACCGTAGTGATTTACTAATGCTTTCGCCCTATTCCTTGTTTCACAATTATAGGCCGCTGTTGTATCCAAGGTTGTAAATATAGTAATAACCCTACAACGCTTATCATATATTGCTAATCTTTCCGGTTTTTGGTAGCTCATGTCAACTCCCTGTTAGTGTGATTTGTTCAGCGCTTCAATACTAATCCATTCTTTTATTGTTCTTATCGGGACAGATAGCGCGGTGCTTATCTCCGCATAAGTCATACTACAGTTATTCCATAATGACATACATTTTACTTGCTTTGCCTGGATTTGTTCGTGTGTCATTGCATACCCCTTGTTAGTTGTTATTTGTCAATAGCCAATACAGTATTACTATACTGTGATTAGTGGGTTGTGATACCAAAGTAATTGTAGTAATAAATCATATACTTGTTTAGGTCGCCGTGAGAAATAAAACCTAAACTGTAAAGCCTTTTCATTCTTTTCTTTTCTGTTTCCTTGAATGTGTGTACCTTCATTACATGCCCCCTGTTAGTTGTTAGTATTCTTACATACAATATAATACTGATACATACTCTTGTCAAGGGAAAAGATTTCCCCCTTACAAGATAGTTTGCGGAATCGGATAATATAAGGGTGATTATAAGAGTATAGTATAGTGGAGGATATTTCAAGATAGTGAAGACATGCTTGAACAGAGAAAGTAGTGTATCAAATTACACTGTAGCAAAATCATACACTATTGGAAAGTAATAAATGCAATGTAGTAATAGCGTGATGTGTTTTGAGTAGGGAAGGGGAAGAATGCAAGAACATGATACTCTAATGTAGCTATCATACTATTGCGCATAATAACCATTATGTAACCTACGAGGATTATGATTAACTAATAAACAAGGCAGCAGTAAGCAATGCCCTCCCCCATCATTATTACTATCTTTCCATATTGAGTTTTTTCAAAGAAGTCCAATGGTGGTCATCTAACCCCGTCGTCTCATCTTCAACTCGCCGTTTCTGCTATTGCTCTCCCTTGCCGTTTTTAAAAAATACGCCAGTCTCATTTTTGAGAATCCCCAGTCTCAATTTTGAGACCAATCCCTCATCCCTTTCCCTGTCCTTTTCCAGCCTCGCCTTCCTCAAATGCCGGTACTTTCCCCTGTCTTTTTTCTTCCGCCTACTCACGTTTTGTCGGATCGAGAATGTGCCAAACCCGTCCCGCTACCAGTGGTTTGTACATCTTTCCCACCAAGCCCATCAGTTCACTACTCTCGTCAACGCTAAACTCTATCGCATCCTCGTTCATAATTCTCAGCGCGAGATTGAGCTTTTTCACGCTCCTTGCCCCGTCCGGTTTTTCCCCGTCCGGCAAATCAGACAACGCCCCGGTCAGCACTATCCTCAATGTCAGGTTCTCTTCGCCTACCTTTATCGGCTCCCCCGTCAAATCCAATATCTCTGTTCCCATATTAATCTTCATAGTCTTCCTCCTAAAAGAAAGGGGAGAGCGCTAACCCTCCCCAATTACTGTTAGTCTTCCTCGTTCGTTTTCCCCGCCCTGTCGGCAATACTGTATACTCCAAACGCTCCGGCAAGCACGTTTACGACAGTCACGACAGGCAGGCCGATAAACGGAACTATTGTGGCAACTGGGATGAGGTTATTGATAATGGTTACAAGTATTGCCCAGTTGGTCTTCTTCATCCACCAACTTCTCTTTTTTCGCACCATCTTGTTTCCTCCTTTTAGTAAAGGTAAATAACCGGACTCGGCTTTCTCCCGTCCGCGTCCGCATGAATGAATCTCTTTCCTATGCCTATTCTGGCAAATCCTGCCAAGAGTAGCCCGGTAACAATACGGAACCTTGCCCTACTGTCGGTAGCCTTTATATCCACCGCGAGCCCGCTCAGGTGTGAGGAATTCTTCCTTCCCCCCACTCTTGCATTATGCTTCTTGCACCGGCATCCGGAGGTGATAATGTACGGTATTCCGGATTCTTCCCTTGCCTCGTCCAGCATCAGGAGCAGTCCCTCGTCAATATTCCTCTTCCCACATCCGCACTTGCATTCAAACTCACTCATCTCGAAGTAGTTCATACTATCCCCTGTGGGAAAAATTTTCCCTTGACACCATAACTACTATATACTACCTTAATTCTCACCATCTCCTTTCAAGATTTGGTGCTCCCGTCGTCAGTAGGATGTGCGCAATTATAGGGCGCATTTTCCGAACACGGCGGGTTTTTTATCAAGGAGGATAACATGTTGAAATGTTTACTTTTTATTATCACTATCTCTTATCTTCAATGCTCTGGCTGGGAATACGATGGTAGCGACCCCCGTGTAGACGCAGGGTACATTTGGTATGACGGAGCCGAATGGACTGATTGGGATTAGATAACATTACCTTTACGATGCTACTGTAACCAAACCATCCACCAC